CACTGATGAGCATGAAGTCTATGGAGGAACTGCTGCCTGCTTCCCGCTTTATACGTGTGCACCGTTCCTACATCGTTCAAAAGGATAAGATACGTATCATCGACCGAGGGCGTATCGTTTTTGGCAAGAATTATATTCCTGTCAGTGACAGTTACAAACAAATATTTCAGGACTTTCTTAATAAAAGGAGTTAAAAAAGTTATCAATCCGTATATATTTTATTGATTCCGGCTGATTTCTAATAATATCCTATTGCATATTAAAAGATGTTTCCTTATCTTTGCAGCGAACAGATAGGAGTTGTGAAACTCCCCAATAGAATAGTTTAGTTAAGTCTAGTTTAGTTTTTGTGTAAAGCACTTCCTCCGTAAGCGAACGTTGGAAGTGCTTTTACATTATGGTATATCAAGTACTTACGAAAAAGCGTATCTCCAATATTTCGCAGCAGGTTGCAAAATTTGATTGTCGGACGATTGTCGGACACCGATTTTATTACTAACAAATTGTCGCAACTTTATTAAACAAAAATATGGCAACGCTTAAACTTTGTATCGTACCTGCAAAAGTGCTTATCAACGGAAAGCACAAAGTAAGAATATCACTGGCCCATAATTCCAATACCAGGTATATTCCAACAAACTGCATTATTGACACCCTATCACAATTCAAAGAGGGGCAAGTTATCAATCATCCAGAAGCCGCTTCAATGAACATGAAACTTCGGAATCTACTTAACCATTATCAGAATGTTATCGACAACATATATGATGTGGACGTATATTCATGTTCCGAGCTCCGGGAAATAATCATTAAAAAGAAAGACTATACCAATGCCAAGTTTTCCTCTGCAATGGCATCTTATCTATCAGAACTTGCAGAGGAGAAACGAAACAAATCTGAAAAGTTGTATCGCTTGGCATGCCAATCATTCATCAAGTCACAAGGTGATTTGCTACTTTCAATGATTACCCCTCGAAACATCAAGCATTTTGAAATGGATCTTGAAGACAAGCGGCTCTCTCCTACCACTATAAAAATCTACCTTACATTGCTCAAAGTAATCATCAACTATGCCAAGAAGCATAATATGGTCAGATACGAAGTAGAGCCGTTTGAGTTCTGTAGAATGCCATCAGCCAATATCCGCGAATTAGACCTTAGCATTGATGAAATAAAGGCGATCCGAGATATGGAAATCCCTAAATACAATATCGGAGTAGTACGTGATATTTTCATGCTAAGTTATTATCTGGGTGGTATCAATCTTGTAGATATGCTTGATATTGATTTCCGAAAAGAATGGATAGAATATTACCGGCGAAAAACAAAAAACAAAAAAAGTGGTGAAAGCAAAACGGCATTCTCCGTCCAGCCGGAAGCAAGGGAAATCATAAACAAATATATGCAGAAGAATGGTAAACTTGTTTTTGGTAAGTACAAAACATTCGGGCAATGTTATTCTGTTGTATCCCGCAAAATGGAAGAACTCGCCCAAATAGCAGGGATAAGAAAGCATGTGGTTTATTATTCTGCACGTAAATCATTCGTTCAGCATGGATTCGAATTAGGTATATCCTTAGAAATTCTTGAATATTGTATCGGCCAATCAATGAAAACGAACCGCCCTATATTCAACTATTTTCGAGTGATGCGAAAACACGCTGATGATGCAATGAGGAAAATCTTCGACAGCTTAAAGTGATTGTTCCTGAACGAAAGCTATTGCTTCGGCAGTAGCTTCTTCCCTCTCCTTTTCTATATCAGAGTTTAAACGGTCTATTAACTCCATATTTCCCGTTATGGTGGTTTTCACACAATCGGGATATGTGACTGTTAGCTGATAATGACCGTAACCAATGAAAGCTTTTGTGAGCTTTGGAGAGGATAATTGAGATTTACCCATAATGCAACGGATTAAGGAGCGGAAAAAAGAACGGTTCCGCTTTCCCGTTGCGTTACATATCTACTTGCGTCGGATACAGGATGCCATTAAGCTATCTCACGGGGGTCGGAACCGTATATTAATAAGCTACTGGCAAAATCAATCACCAGTAGCCCAACGGTCAGGTTATCACCCAACGCAAATCAAAATATGTAACGCATTGCAAATATGGAAAAAATATACGAGATAGCGAAAATAATTCGTGCAATAGTTGTATAATAACCAAAAGATTATTATCTTTGTAATGTCAAATAACAAAAGTAATCAACATGAGTAACGAACAAATTAAAAAGGATTTGCTTATACAAAGAGCATTTCTCAAAAAAGAACTAGATCAACTAAGATTTATCGCCGAAGTTACCGGAACAAACCAAGAAAAAGAGATCGACAAAAGGTTAGACCGGTTATTAACAATCGACAAAATCTTAAAAGAGTTAGAAAAAAAGAAATAAAACAAAGCCCCTCTCTCCGGAGAGGGTACTAAAAATAAATATATGGCACTGAAAGATGAATTACTGGCATTAAAGCCACTACTTGGTACAGACTCTCCAGAGTTCTATACCAAAATGACAGAAATAGCAGCCAAGTACAATTCGGAAGAAGACAAGAAAGCTATTGCCAACTTTGTATCAGAGCGCTTACAGAACATTGATAAGAAACTGGATGTTGTAGAAGAGAGCGCAATCAAATTACAACTGCAAGAAGTGGCCGAAATTGTCTCTCTAAGCTACCTCGCAAAGAAGTACTTTAATAAAAGTAGATCATGGCTGTATCAGAGATTAAACGGCAATTTGGTAAACGGAAAACCGGCACGCTTTACACAAGAAGAATTACAGACATTCAACAATGCCCTGCAAGACATTTCTAAAAAAATAGGCTCACTTAGTATCTCATATTGATACTCTGTTATTTGACACTATCCTCGTAGTTGAGCCGCTACGGGGATTTTATTTATAGAAAAGCCCCAACCCTTACGAGTTCAGGCAAACACTTGTCGCTACAAGTACACTTCTACTTTCTTATTCTCCTATATACGAGCCAAACCGCAACTGTCAAGACAAAGGCAAGAATGAAACTAATTGTCCAACCTCGGTCTCTGAAAGGGTAAATCCAAGGCAGCTGTTGCACTTTCCTTTCTATAAATTCTTTCAACTGATAAAAGATTATAACCAGAATATTTAACGGTATAAAAAACAACTATTAACCTACATCTACTTCAACCTACATAACTGGGCTGTACCCCAAAACAATACCACAACCAAAGCATAATACCACCCAACCAGACAAGAATCACATCAATATAATATAGTTTCAATATCCGACTAATTAACACGGCTAAAAGTTCTCCACAAAGTACATAGGCAGCAACCATAGTAATAAGCTGGTCATTGGCAACCTTTATTAAAATCAAGGTTCCTATAACAGGAATAAGAGATGTACAGTCGATAAGAAGTTGTTGCTTGTCGTTCATAATACAATACCTGAAATTAAGGCACAAATATAAACATTATTTATAAAAGAAACATATATAACGAAACACATAACCAAGAAGAATTAGGATTACAATACAAAGAGCTAACGGAAAAAAGAGTAACTTATTCAGTCACTCCTTTCACAAACAGTCAATAAATATCCACTAATCAAACGATACAAACATAAGCATAAATAACCCGACCAAAGCCATAGCAAATGCAATCACCATATAAAATACTTTTTTCATAACTAATAATTTGGTTAAACACATTATTCACTATTGTACGCTTAACAACGTCCTCTTATCTCCAACAAAACCTCAGCCACATAAAAGCTGAGGTCCAGCATGTTCCCTTCGATACATACAATCAATTAACACACAATATTGGAACATTCTGTAAATCCAGTATAAAGAAACTGCAATGGCTGAAAAAAGGACTATACTATATACCGGATTATACTATAAAGACAAATGTTTTTCTGAAAATCCTTACATGATTTGAAGGAAATTTTAAGTAAGAAAGGATACACAAACGAAAAAACTTGATAGAAGTTAGGATAGACAAATAAATGCAAACTATTTATTTAACCTCTTTCCTTCGCAATATATTCATCATACCCCTTTTGCCAAAAATACATATCTACAACCTTCATTGATGGGTAGAAGCAGTGAAGTTTTTCAGAAATATATCTTTGGCATTGTTGTATTGTATCTTTATTGCTCTGAGAACAGTCGATTATCCGCTTTAGCAATTCCTCGTCAAACTGCTTGCCTTGACAATGAAATGCCTGCTTAAACAAACCATCCAACGCAGGGACGCAACCAATGGTTCCCAACATTATTTTAGTAATCAATGTATCTGTCACAGCAAGGTTTAAGGGTGAAGTACTGTTTTCCGGTTTATAATATTTGATTTCACCGTAGTACTTTTTAAGTTCACCGTACAAGTCCATTATTTGAGAAATATCATTCATTGTAAACCATTCTTTTCGTAGGGAATGAAATTTCCTTATTATGTTTACGGCATCCATATGAATCGTATAATCTTTCCAAAGTATTCCGCAACTACCTCTATACATCCCCCAACTCGCCAAATAAAAAGCAAGGTGAAGAGCTAAATGGTCTGTTGGATTATCTAAATTGTTGAATGCCCCATGGCAATACTCCCACGATTTAAAACGATGATTTGAGTCTTGAACCATATTACTCAAATATTTGTCAACGCTACTTTTGTCTATGGTTAAAACTGGATATGTCATTTTTATATACTGTGCTAATTGTTTGACTCAATAAATTCCTTCAACCGGTAAAGCCGGATAATAGCCGGATTATAAAACTCATCGGGATAGTGTTGCTTAATATCGTTGATATTAGCACGAACATAAATTTTAGCATCCATGATATGTTCAGCCTCGCTTAAAGTTACCTCCTTTGGCAATTGGGCACTCTCAGACCATTGTATGAGAGCTTTTACACTATCTTCATCGTAAATATATGCCATATTGCCTTTGTTGCAAAAGAATAATAGAAGAGCGAAAGCAAAAAAAGGCCCATAAGTCTACTTTACATAATTACATTCAAAGATATCTAAATATACCAGCCTAATCATCATCCTGAGTTTTTTGATATAATAATGATATAACATTCTTTTTTGACAGAAGCAATCTCCGTCTTATTTCATGTCTTGTGGGATTATCTATATTAAAATAGAAATCTCCCAACATCGTCGTAACTTCATCTTCCAATTTTTCTACTTCATCAGCTATTCTCCGCGAAAGAGAGATGTCAAAAGACCGAACCAATGATTGTAAATGATCAAAAAAAGCGTTTATTTGTTCTTTTCGCTCAGCTTGTTTCTCACTCAGCAATATTATGTTTCCCGAATTTCCCGGTTGTAATATTAACATATCAGACAATACATCTTCAATTATCTTCTTATAAAAAGCATTAACATCTTCAATTTGAGGTAAAACTATTACACTTAAAAACCAATTTTTTTTATTCGCAACTTTTTGTTCTTCCCTATTCTTCCTCATCTGTTTGTTAAACTGATAAATCGCAATAGCTACACTTAATATTGCTAATAATAAAGTAATTACCTCATTAAAAGATAAATAATAGTATGAATCTTTATGTTCCACAGTATTAGCAACAATCTGATTCAATAAATTTATTATTGTATCATTAGAGTATGCCGTTGTCGTATCTATAGTTACTAGCATTATGAATTCATTCAATCAAGTCCGGTAGAATCATTCATCTCATTTTCTGCTTTGCGAAAACATTCTTTAAGATTTCGCTCAATAAAGGGACGCAACGGTTTTTCTACTTGAGATAAATCTATAAGATATTTCTTTTTAAAAGTATCAACACTTCCCAGCGCTTTTATGCTATTGAAAAATAAACCAAGAAAAAATGAAGCATTAATGGATGTAGTGCCAGATGGTATATATACGTTGTATTCATAATCCTTTTGGTCCATTTCATCCAATTTTAATTCTTCTCTGACTTTTCTCCCCTCTGGTCTTCCAGTAAAAAGAGTACTACCAACTCCTCTATGGGCAGCAGTTAACTGTATAGCCAATCTATTTTTCTCCATTTTTTAAAATTTCATCAAAGAATTGTTCATTTAAATATATCTTACATTCAATAATTGTCCCAGGGAAAAAACCCCTATAATGCTTTAAATATTGACTATTAGGGAGCAAAGATAACTTTTTTTCCTCATTTAACGACAATTTCAAATGATTATCTTCCATGTATGGGCCAACTTTGTTATCACAAGACAACAATGTGTGTCCAGATATAACATTCAAAAGTGAATTAAAGTTCTCATCTTTAATGCCAAAACTTCCTAAAGTGGTAAAAGCTTGTAGAAATTGCATAGTTCCATTTCCACGAGAAGAATCCGTATATTTCAATCTACTAATCCCCTCATTCAGCATATATAGCATAAATAATGATTCCCTTTCAAAACTAAGTTTGGAAGTGAAAAGGTTAGCATGATAACAATATTTTTCATCAACCTTCTTATAATTTAGTTTATTTAGTTCTTTCGTTTTCTCAAATCCTTCATACATGGAATCCCCAAAATTTATAATTGTAAGGTTTAATTCCACAACCTTTTCTCCTAATAGTTCCTCACTAAAAGCGATTCCCCTTACATACCATTCACAATTTTTATAACTATGGTCTTCAGCATTGTTGAGAATTTCAGAAACTAAAGACTGTATAGTATTCAATCCATTTGGAGATAAACATTTGTTTACAGGTTCAAAAGAACTATTTATAAAATCTACAATTTGCTGTATAGCTTTTGCTTTAGTATTTTCTTGGTAAGAATTTCTATATTTTCCTTTTATTAAAGTCAAAGGTAATACTTCACCATCTTCATCTTTAAAATCATCATATGCATAATAGTCCAGAACATGTAGAAACTTCTTCACCTTCATGTCTCTGTAAGAAGGGATTACTTTAATTTTTCTATAGTTTTTATTTCTGCATATTTGTCTATACCTTTCTTGGCTTAAGAGAAATTCATCATAAAGTATTTGTATCAAAGTGAGCGTTGATATGCAAACTTTATTACATTTCGTAAAATCTAAAATAATATGTCCTTCTCCTTTTATAAAAAGGGATATTAATATTCTAAAGAAAACTATGCATTCATCAAAATTATGATAAAAAGAAAAAAACTCAGGAATTTCTATCTTATTAGATGTATATTGGAGTGGTACTCCTAACTTTTTATGCAAAAGATTTAGAGAATAAGGAAAAAAAAAACTTTTTTGATTTACATAAATGAGAATAAGATTGATATCTTCGCCGCATTCTGTTAGGTCTATGTCTCCTATATTTACATATTTTCTTTTCGATTAATCTATTTCTCTTTTTATTCATAATTCCTACAATAGTATCTTTGCAAAGATATACAAAATCTTTATCTATAAATAAAAATAACAATATAATTTGCCAAATATATCACCACTGCCACAAGTCATAACTCACCCCAGCTCCAACATAAAAACCTCCCGGATACCCATACCCAGCCTGCAAGCCTAATCCCCAACGCTTCTTCTTCGGCTTGACGGTGACCGGATGATAAATATCATTCGTCACCGTCTGATAAACAGTTCTTGAATACACAGTCATACTATCCAGTCGCGGGTCTACATATCCGCTCACCACCGCACGATACAAGCTATCTTCATACACAGCCCGTTTGCGATGAAGCAAGGTATCACCTATACGTACTGTATCATTCGGCAATATCTGCCAAAACACTGCCATCGGTGCAGAGATAAAAACCGTATCAGTCTTAACAACCGTCTGTATCTTCGTCTCGGTACGTATTTCCGCCGGCAAAGGCTCGTGCGGACGGAACCAAGCCACCACACAAGCAATTGCCAGCAATACAACTAATATCCAAGACAACTTTTTCATAAGCCCAAATATTTCATAGTACCCCACACATGAAGCGAGACAATAGCTCTTTTACCTTCCTCGGACAACAAAAACTCTACATCCTCCCTATTATCCTGGAACAGATTCTCAGTAAGAACAGCCGGACAATTCGTATGCCTCAGTATGTAAAACTGCGATTCTCTGTCCGGATCACCATCTGCCATATCCTTGCGCATTTTCATTCCCGGCAAACAGTGTTCAGCATCCTCGTACAGACAAGTAGCCAGTTTATCAGCCTTTGTTTTGCCAACACTGGTCCATGCTTCCCAACCGCGAGCAGACATCCAATCACTTCCATTACCGGCAGCATTGCAGTGAATAGAAACAAGTATAGCTTCAGAAGCTTTATACTCATTCACTCTACGGCATCTCTCTGCCAATGGAACATCAATTTCTTCCTTGACGATACGTTCAGCGTCAATTCCGTTCTTTCTAAGCTCCATCACCAGACGTTCGGCTATCTCACGAGTATAAGCATACTCTCTCAACCGGCCGTCCGGAGAACACTTGCCGGGAGTGTTACTGCCATGCCCGTTGTCAATCAAGACTTTCATTTCTTATCCTCCTTACCATTATTCATATACTCCACTACAGCCTTAGCAATCTCAGTAGGGTCGGCCTTATGTTTCGCAATCTCTGCAGCTAATGCTGCCACCTGCTTCATCTCCCTGCGTTCCTTTTCTTCAGCTTTCTCATAGATGGACTTCACCTCAATGGCGGCTACACCAAAAGCCCCTAACAAGGTTATAAACGGGAAAACCGGTATATGGTACCCGTAGTAGTTATCCAGATACCAAACACCAGCTATTTGCATACCATCAACTACCACAAGCGCCAACAACGCATTGTAATACCTCGCTACTTTGTTGACAGTACGTTTCCAGCCATCACTGGAAATCTTTTCATTCCTCTGCTTGGCCTTTCGTATTCCGGCCCATAAGTCAAATGCGATAAAAAACAGCGGAGTCATCAAAATACCGAATAACATCCACGCCACAACGAATAACTCATCTAATCCTTTCATCTTTCCTTTTATTTAATTAATTATCAGATATCACAAAAATAAGTAAGCCTTTAGCAAACATTTCATCAATTAAAGATATTCCACTGACATGGAATGTCAATGCAAAGTTACCAAGCTACGCTTCCACGAAAAAGGACATAAAAAGAACCCGATGACAACGTTAATTACCCACAATATCCAGATTATAAGCAAAGGTACTTTAATCAGAGCTACCCATCCTTAATAAATGATCATCAAGTGTTTTTGGATTACATTTCAGCTTCCGACAAATAGCTGCCTTAGAATAGCCGTATTCAAGCATAGTTTTTATTAAAGATTCTTTCCCCGTAAGCTTATAATGTGAGTTACGCCCCCCCTTTGTGCCTGCCCAATTTCTGTCCTTCGGCAACGCGCCTGGCAAGCCCCTCTCTCGTCCGCTGGCTTATCAAATCACGTTCAATTTGTGCGGACAATCCGAAAGCAAATGCAAGAATTTGCGATTGGATATTATTACCCAGTTCATACTTTTCCTTTACGGTAAGAACTGTTATGTTTTTCTGCATAAGTGTGTTTAGAATAGACATGACTTCCATTAATCGACGCCCCAAACGGCTGATTTCCGAAGCTATTAATGTATCCCCCTTCTTTAACTTTTTAATAAGGGAACCGAGTTTTCGTTTTTTTGCAGACTTTGTTCCTGATACCGTTTCGGATATCCACTTATCAATATTTAACTCTCTGATACGAGCAAATTTTTCAATCTCGAATCGTTGGTTTTCGACAGTTTGTTTGTCCGTACTAACACGAATGTAAGCGTAAATCATTTTTGTCGTAAAAGTAAGGATAGTATCTGTGTAGACAAAACTTATATCAGACGCCCCTAAAATGTACAAGGATATGGCAGACAAGAAAGAAAATGCGATGGGTGATGGCATTCCGGCAAGGCTGCGTGGATTGGATACAAATGGTAACAGCATATCACCGACATTGGCAAAGGTAATGGATGCGATGGGATTTAAGCGGTATGTCTACGAACTTATAGACGGCCAAGAACTAAGTCTTGAGACAACTGATAGCGGTCTATATATTGTGTATGTATCTTATTACGCGTATGTAGCTTTATATATTATCAGTCCCTATACCCACAACTCTATAACTTCGTACGATTCACGTTTTTTTGGAAATTTTGTTGCGAGCACCGATTTAAAAATATTATTCGGGAGAAAAGTTGATACGGGCGTGTTGTATATTAAAAATAATAGTGGTCAAAAAGTAATAGTAAACATCAAAAAAATTACTATCTAAGAGTAGGCTAATTTATATGTGACCTTTCTTGCCGTATCTTGTGCCCCTAAAAAGTAAGATTATGGCAGATAAGAGGATGAATCAATTTACACCGGCTACGGACATGGAGTATGTGTATGCAGAGTTAGCTGATGGTTCACAGGTGAAAATAAAGAAGAGTGATTTAGCTAAAAACATAGGTGAAATAATGCAAGAGTTGAGATTGTTTCCTTACAACACATATAAATGGGGTGAATGGTGCACAGATTGTAATACTATTATAAATAATTGTACAATCGCATTACAAGCAGAAAATTGTGCTAATATTCCTAATGGATTTACTGGAGTTGGCTTATTGAGTTCTTTCGCACTTCAAGAAGGAAGTTATGTTATGCAATTTTTATGTGGTCTCAATGATTGGAAATTGTATTTTAGATTCTCATCAAATAAAAATGATTTTTTTACTTGGAGGTTAATTAATCTTACTTAATTAGAAAGTGTTATTCAACTCTTTGTATATCTTCCACATTCTTTGCCCCTAAAATGTACAAGGATATGGCAGATAAACGAATGAATGAGTTTCAGCAGGTGGCAGATGCGGAATATGTGTATGCGGAAGCAGCTGACGGTAGTCAAATAAAAATGGAATGGAATAATATTATAAAGAAAATCATTCCAAAATTATTAGAAAACAAGAATTTTTTGCCAGATAATGCTTCTCTTGATACTATTGAAAATGCTTTTGGTTATGCTTATGGATATAATGATAACTCGGGTATATGGGGGCCTTTTATATCATTCGGTGCTGAAGGTTATCAAGTCCAATTAAAATTCGATTATAAAGGGGAAGGAATTAAATTTAGAGTAAAGTATAAGGATGAAGATAACAATCCCCAATACACTCTTTGGAGGGCAATATCTTTTACTTGATTTTCATGCAAATACCTGTACATGCTTTCTGTACCATATTCATTGCCCCTAAAATGTACAAGTTATGGCTGATAAGAAAGAAAATGAGTTAAGTGCTGGAATACCTGTACGGTTACGAGGAATAGACACAGAAGGGAATAGTATAAATGTTTCAATGACAGAAACTAAGAAATCCTTGTTTTTTGTCCAATTCATAAATAATGGTTCTTTAAATGATATAAATATACCGGGGGAATATATTTTGTATCCAGCTGTAAAAGATAATCCTTTTAATGGTTGGTGTTGGCTAAAAGTAATAGGAGGTTCTGATTATATTCAAATTCTAATTCTTTTTTCCTCTTTAGAAGAAAAAAGAAGAAGCTGTATCAATGGAGAGTATTCAGAATGGAAATAAAAATTACTCATATTTCCTAATCGTATGATAACGATGATTCACCCCATATTCTTTGCCCCTAAAATGTACAAAGATATGGCAGACAAAAAAGAAAATGAGTTGATTGGCGGGCTTCCTACACTATTAAGAGGTATAGATGTAGAAGGGAATAGTATTACACCATCCTTACAAGAAGTTGCTGAAGTAATACCTGGAGAGCGAAGTTACGGGAATGGAATGTATTATTGGCTACCGAAACACGTTATATCACTGTCTAAACCAGATGGAGGCAGTATAACCAAAACCGTCACTTTATTTAAAATAGGTGAGAATAATAGCTGCCATTTTAATTTTTTTGAGTTATTTACGATGTCAGATCCTTCGATGAACCATAGCTTACCCGGTTGGTGTAAGATACATTATGCGTCAGGAGGTGCATTACAACATGATATAGCTCATACTGAATATGGCTGTTTTTCCAATTTAAGAGGAGTCAATTATGATGGGGAAGAATATTTTGGAATAGATGTATATGTTAACCAGTACGGTGGACATAAATTGTGTTTAATTGGTTTCCATGAGGATATATCACAGATTATGGATATAACAGGAAATTTTACAGAAATTGAACTTTAATGAACGATTTACCGCCATGCTTTATTTCAGAGAGGCATGGCGATTAGGATCATTATATATACTACAAGATGGAAACAATTATAAATGAAGGGTCATTTGTCAAATTTTTGACTTTAATATTACCATATTCTTCTGTCTTATAAATACACACTTTACCAGGTATATCTTTTGTAAATACATATACATCATTATTATTTGATATTTCAGAGAAATAAACGCTATTGCTAAAAGACATTACAACAGCTAACGAGCCAGTTAGCTGGGGCGCTTTTATGCATAATAGCGCTGATGTATTAAATCCAAGATCAATTTCCTGATTGACCCCCATATAAAATTGTTTTTCACGTATTAGGTCATTCTTCTTTATTTTTACTTGACTACCGTCAGCTGCTTCCGCATACACATACTCTATTTCAGTCGCCTGAGTGAAATCAGACATCTTAATATCTGCCATAACTTGTACTTTTTAGGGGCAAAAGATTGGATAAGAAATGAAAGAGGCAATTTATACCCGTCAGATTAGGTAAATGTTATAGACTAAATTCGACACATACGCCTCCCTTTACCCGATACCATAATTTATGTTCTCCTGCTGCTGTAGGAAAGAAAAAAGTTGTCGAAATCGAATCTAAATGCACTCTGAACCTAATAAAAAAGCCTGCAGTTCCAGCTGGAGCATATTGGCCGGAGGGATCATTTGAATTATTATAATATCCATAGCCACTGTCTAAATCATCATAGTCACCTATCACATTAGTAGCGGAACTTGGAAGGTTCATTTCTTTTAATACCCTACTCAGAAAAGTATTCCTCCCAATCTTCCCTTGGCTAATATCTGTAGCTTCACCGTATAAATACGCCACATTCGTCAGTATTTTAAACGCGTTCATCGGTATATCTTGTTTCTCTGCCATAATCTTACTTTTTAGGGGCATAATTTCCGGATGGAAATATTACCCGATTTAACATTTTGTTTTTAGTCTCGTTTTGTAAATTATAAATCAAATTATTCCGTAGTATCTGAAGAACTCAAAAGGAGTTCTCACATCAAGATAACCGTCTACCTCTTCGTTGGCTTCAGCTTCCATTTCAAACGCTGAATTTCCGTAAGCCTTATCACCTACATTCACCCAGCATCGGTTACGGCATAAGTGATAAACGTATGAAATCGCATACTCCAACCCGTACTGCAGATAGAACCACAGTGGACACAACAGATATGCCCATACACTGAATGATGTCAATATCATAACAAGTGTCAACAGAATCGCAACGGCAATCATGCACTCCTCCCATTGCCTCACATGGATGGCTTCATGGTTAAGGACCCGCTGCTTCATTTCCTCCTTCGTTTTCTTGGTAAAGACGAAACAACCTAAAGTTATGGTGCTGTAGCCTTGCCACAGCAGCCACTTTGCTAATTTGCTTTCATAAAATACTTTCATATCTTGTATATATTAAGTGTAATCTCTTATAAACTTGTTGTTACTTTATTCTCCGACAAGGATGTTATTTCCAGGGTTTATGACATACCATCTTACGCCTAATAGCGTTTCACCTTCTCGACAAGGAAGTGCTTTCAGTTGCGCTAATCCATAATCGTTGAATGTAAACGAATTGAAAGCAGTCTGATAAATATCTGCGGAAATCATATATCCTCCTCCGGCAACCTTCACAATAGGTGATGATCCATATCTTGTAGCCAGATTACCCCAATAGAGCGTACATTCCACCCCCTCGTATTCTGCCGCATTCGGAAGGTAAATAGTACTTTTTCCGTAGGGAGTAGTTATGATTCCGCCCACATCGAAATTGAATCCGGTTAAAAAGTCCAGATAGATGTCATAACCGGTTGATTCCAGATTTTTCATATGTCTAATTATGGAACCGTCGAAGAATGTATTCCCATATTTGTCCCAGCGAATATTTCCACCTGCCAGCATGCCATCGCCTTCCTCACACATCTGTATGGGAGCATTTTCCGGATCAGAATCTCCAACCCATATCCGTACTTTCTTCCCCGTCTGTTTTCCGCTAAGTCCCGCTGTTACTGTTCCATCATCTTTTTTTATGAGCAGCTGGTTCCCCTGCATAAAATCAATCTGCGCATCCTTCGCAATGATAAGTGAGGTGAAGATAGCTGTCGTATTAAGCCCGAATTCTTCCCAGTAGGTAGAATTACCCGGAGCATTGGCAAGCGAACTCGTATGAGTAGTTTTACATTTGTACGCCTTCCATCCGGTGGCAACTTGGCCGTCTCTCACAAGGGCTACATCAAGATATCTTGTACCGGAAGTGAGTGACTCATCATTGCGCCATTCTACGCCAATCTTCCATTCTCCTTTGCGGATGATACAACCTTGTATGCCCGGATCACCTTTAATGCTTTCACCATCCGTACCGTCCTGGGCAACAAGTTCATATTCGGCTGTATTGAGTTCCCCGGTCAATATATAGCCGTAGGTCTTCCCACCGTCCTGTGTCTGTAATAATCGGTTGCCGTCCTTATCGGTAATAGTCCACATAGGAGGGTTGTCAGTTCCTGCAGGAACTGTACACTGCCACGTAGCATTTCCCATACGGACAATACCCAGATATGGAATATGCTTACCCGTCTGCCACTGGCCGTGGTTACTGATACTATCCCCATCTTCGCCATCTTTACCGTCCTCACCCTTGAATTTGCTCCATGTATAATCAGTCGGATTCGTGCTCTCAACAGCAGTTTCTTTGTTCACAGCTATACCTATGTATTTCGTATTTTCATTAGGCTGCTGATACATACCGCTACCGTCGGCGTTATCAGAGTATGCGACCCAAGTGTAGTAAGTCTTACCGTTTTCTCCCGGAAGACCAATACCATCTTCTCCTTTAATATCACTCCACTGATAATCCTTTGGATCGTTGCTTTCTACTGAGGTTTCTTTATTATGAGCCAGTCCCAGAAACTTTTTTCCGACGGGACTGTCGCTGATTCCGTTACCTTGAGCGTCATCAGCATAGCGTATCCATGTGTAGAGTACTTTCCCATCCTTACCTGGTTCTCCCGGTATACCATCCGTACCATCCTGAGCTATCATTATATACTCGGTGGAATTCTCGGTTCCGGTTAATATATAGCCATACGTTTTCCCGCCGTCCTGTGTCTGCAACAGGCGGTTACCGTCCTTATCAGTGATAGTCCACATAGGAGGGTTATCAGTACCTTCCGGAACTGTACACATCCATGTGGCCGTCCCCATCTTTACGATGCCTAAATAAGGGACATGCATACCAGTCTGCCACCTTCCGAGAACGCTTACACTTTGTCCGGCCGGACCTTGAATACTTCCTTTGTCTTCAAATGTTTGTCCATTCCATACCCAAAGATGGCCGGCTATAAGATACCCGTCACCAATAGAATTTCCTTCTGCCGGAAGCTGCGATATATCATCCAGTTTATCCTTAATGGTAAAAGAAGTTCCATCCGCACCCTTATCCACTTGAAGCAGCCAGTCAACATTATCTTTCGAGGGCATCGCACTTGTTCCGTCCTCATTGATACATAGCCAAATCCGACCGTCATATGACACACGATCATAAAAATCACACTTCATACCGGTAGTCCATGCTCCCCGGTCATTGACTGTAAGAACAGGTGTACCATCGGGCTTTATCTGTTTGATAACTCCGGTCAAATAGACATTATTCACATATTCCGAATAACCGGACATTTGCAGACCATGAACGGCCAGATTACTCAAATCACCACTTTGGGAAGCTATGTTAGCAGCCGATATTTCCCAAGTATTCTGTTTCCAAAGCCTACGGGTATAAGTGCGCGTAGTATATGTGGACGTCTGCCTATCAGCATTAGTAAAGCTACCATAGCAGACAAAGTGCATAGCCTGACATGGGTGGAAAGTCAACTTCCAGCGTTCGCTGACAGGACGAAGCTGGTATCTGAATTGCTTGTTGTTACTTCCGGTTATTTCGGTGATGGTGAAATAACAAGTATAGAAACCCGCATATTGAAAGTTGCCGCAACTGTCATCACTGTCTGCAGTAGCATTATCTTCTGCCTTTTCACTGTGAAAGATACCCATGCAAATGTCACCTACATCAATAGCACCGTATTCTCCTTCCTCAAGCTTCAGATATCCGGTTCCAGTCATCTGTAAGTTACCGTCCCCGTCTATATCAGGTTCTATTTGCTCGATAATACCTGCGCCCGGAGCATTCCACTTATCACCGAGTGTGACAGAGATCCGGTTATAGCGTAACTCTGGAACTTCAAGAAATCTACGGAGAATAAGGCTTTCCATTTCGCCGTTACCATTCTCATCTATCCTGGCACCAAAACCAGTCAGTCCGGAAGCAAAACCTGCCTTACCGAACACTGCACCTGCCAAAAAAGATACAAGAAAAGATGCCTGGTCCGGTTGATCTTTACGGAGAAAGATTTTCGTCAATTCATCCAAAGAAAATTGTGACAACAAATCCAATACCCCCACAAAAATACGACCCACACGTTCAGCGCTATTCTCTCCTGCAAGGGTAGCATTACGCACTTGCAAAGCTAGTTTCCTTAATATATCAAAAGTATCTGCCATTATTCACCCAAAACTCTACACGTCACACGATTGGCTGTTAGTCCCCCATTTCCCCTATATAAAGGGAAAGAGTACCTATTGTCATTCAAATAGCGCACACATTCTTTTAAGTATCGGTCTGCTACAGAAAAAGCATCATTATAGGCCATGAGCTTCTCTTTAAAATCCGGACGTGAAGAATACTCGTTATCCTTATTCATAAATCCTAAACGGGTAACATTACCATCCCCATTCTTCACTATACGAGCATAGGTATAATAGGCTAATGCCGTTTTCAACCCTACAAAAGAACGTTTTTCACCATATCCTGCATCATAAGAACCACCATTAAGCAACTCATCATAATTCTCTTGGTGTTCTTTTACATCTAAAAGTAAAGCATCCCCCAAAGCTAATTTCAAATCAATGTTCTCCGACTCCCTGATATATGTCTCTATCTTTTCCGCATCGATATGCACTGACATCGTACGGGCTAGCTTAGAGACTTCATCCGTTGTTATTAGATACTGCTGCATTCCTTACGTATTTAAGAGGTTGTACACTAAAGTCATTAGATGGATTAACAGATTCATACCAATGCTCAAAAATCTTCTGAAAAGCACGTTCAATCATTCGCTGTTGTTTTGATACAATAGAGTTATAATACTCAAATGCATCTTCCAATATATCACCGGAAAAGCCCACTTTACCAACCCTTATACAATACCAAGGTTCTTGACCGAAAGCAGAATAAATACGCTCTACCACACTAGTATCAGTTACGGTAAATTCTTTATCATAATTTTTAGAACTGATATCCACAAACTCCGGTTTTTCTTCATCGGATTCCAAAGATACTTCCAATATTTTTGCAGCATTAGTATCTCCTTGAAGTTGTATAATGGTATCTGAAAAGCCTGTATCTTCACTTGGTTTATCTTCTCTTATCGGGTTTCCTTCTTCATCAAGATGTACCGGAGAAACGCCTTTCTTGGTGATAATCATCCCAGAAGGCATGAAATTACAGCGTACATTACGATACTTTATATTAGCAAGCCCTTCATCTGTACTCATTTCCGCAATCACCCGATCAGCCTTTCCGACAGGATACACAAAGTTTCCTGTGTTACTAATCCATAATATCTGTCCTTTATAGTTTTCAATTCCCCCTGCAGCACGAATCTGTGCATACACCACTTCTTTACAAGGATTAAAAACATCGATGAACTCTACATTCTCTTGTGCAACCCTAATAGCCTTACCCTTACGAGTTTTCTTTCCTGTCCAATCTGGATGAACCGCAATCTTTGCAGTATATCCGGTTTCATCTTCCTCTAATAAACGGCAATTCTCAAAGGGGACATGCTGTATCTCTACTATATCAGCAAACATATTATAGTTTACATGTATTGCTATCCCATCATAATCTGCAACATCCCTACATACAAAAGCATGGATATCATCTGCTGTATCACCACGACGATTAACTACATATTTAGAAAAAGTGACCTCACGAAAACCATTCCCTTCTATAAAATTGGCATAACGTTCCGTACATTCACTACCCGTTGAACTCGCAGCGATGATATTCCTTAAATGTTGAGGATATAGATTATCATCACCATAGCTTTGGATGCCAAGATTACGTAAATATCCCGTATCAACACGCCTATTACTTTTCTTCTTTAAATCATTTACATTCATCGTTTCGTGAGGTCATTTATTATTCTGCCGTTTCTTGTTTTAATTCAAAAAGGGATTGAGCCTTTTTTATATGGGCATCCAATAATTTAGAAGTCACCTTCTTTCCATCTATTTGATAGGTTTTAAATGTATCTTTTACAATTTTGACAGTCGCACCTTCCACTTGGAAAGCTTTCACCAATTCTGAAACTAAAATCTCATCCAAAACCGTAACAGGATTCTTGCGTTTTTCAACCCTTTCCTCCCAATCAGAAGGCGTTAAAGCAAAAAACACTATCCCTTTAGGATTTCCCGCAAGAAATCTTTCTGCCGCTTCATCAGTTAGATTATCATTGGTATACATTTCACCACTCCCAAAGCCAGCCTGGAGTAAAACACCATTTTTCAATGCATAATTTGATTTTTCTTTCATCTTTCTGTATTTTTTTAAATATGAATACATCTCAATCACAGCATCACGATAGCAATCACCACATGAAGTTCTAATAAAAGTTCGTCCGAAGACTTCATGATACATTACTTCAATGTCTGATTTATCAGAAGAAGAGAGGGGGAGTTTATCCCCCAACTCTTTCAATTTATCAACCACTTCTAAAACTGTCATACCTCTACTCTGCCGGTTCGGCCGTTAAAGTATTAATAGCAGCTTTAGTAGCTTCATAACTTGTTTTATACAAGAATAAAGCTGACTTTGGAGCTTTCTGTTCTTCAAGTGTTACGGTCCATCCGCCTTCTGTATCTTCACTATACTTATTGTTTTCAATAGTAGTAGCTGTAAGACCTTGATAATATCCAAAAACCTGAAAAGCGGCATCGCCCGGATTTGCTTCTTTTTGTAACCCCTTATATTTATTTTCCAACACTACAACGTAAGAACCGTTAGCCAAGCCGTCAATAATATCTGCACAAACATCCGGATCATTAGCTAGAATCACAAGTACAAGAGTGTTTGTGAATGAATTACGATATGTACCAGTAGCCAAAGCTGTGGTAGTTCCTGTAAATGGAGCCTTTCCTGGTACAATAACTTTATATGCTTTCTTCCCCGTCTTCATGGCTAGTGTCTCAATCACATTCTTACGGGTAGAATTGAATAGTGTTGCAGCAAAGTCTACATCTGCACGATTCATTATCACACCTTCCTGCTCCAAACCTTGTACAACCGGGTCATCACAAGACGGAGAAATATCTTTCTTCAAAATATCATCGCATACTCCCATAAATACCTCCTTTCCTAATATGCAACTTGTACCAGATTATCCTCGCCAATCATAGAACCAAGTTTACCTGTAGAATAGATATAATTCTTACGGGATTTTCTTTCAAACCAGATATCAAGGTCTGACATAGGGTTATCACCTTCACAGCCGTACATCAGATTGTCCGGAGAACACAGAACAGCACGATGGGGAAGATTCAATTTGGTTTTATCATTCTGATATGCTTGGATAAATCGATCCCAAATTGAACATTTTACAACTGTAACACCGTCATACTCCCCTACTTCAAGTCCGTCAAAAATAACTTCCCAAGGCATAATAACCTTATATTTTTCTCTCACGTCACGAGATAAAGAATCACACAATGATTTCGTAGCAAAAATTGCATGTCCAGACTTTTGGAAAATACGACTATCCGCATCTTCAAGCATTGCATCAAATATAGAAGTTGCAGCACCCAATTCTTTCATCTTGGATTTTTGCAAAGCATAAGATGCTTCAGCATTGGATGATATGACAGTATGCTGGCTAGCATTAGCTGTACATATAGCAAACAGACGTTTAAAGAAACCGTCACATGTTTTAAACAATTCAACATTCAAACCATCTGTAATTTGCCCTGAACCTTCAACATTGGCAGCATCCTTATCTCCAAACCAAGTAAAGCGCCACAACATTTTCATCATTGCTTCCGTTAGCTTCGGAAGGACGATTCCATCCATATACTCAGTAGAAGTAAGGTCCGCAATATTAGTACCGGTTTTTAGGCAATATTTAGCAATAGTGTTTTCCAAATCCTCATAACACATTTCCAATGGAACTTGCCAATCACCAATTTCCCAAACCTTTTGGGCTGCAGCAATAGCCACCTTTTGATATGTAGGATCACATCCAGAGCCTGCGATACCCACATCCTCCATTTCACCAATAAAACCAACTTTCTTGCCATTGGTCACTTTAGGCATGAACGTCATAAAACGCTCCATATCCTCATTCTGAAAGACTGTCAATTCAATCAAGTCTTTCAAATCTTTCACCGCCTGATTGTCCGGTGTCAATTTTGAAAAATCCAAAATAGGCATACTCAAATCTCCTTTCTTTACTTTTTAGCTCGCTTTTCTCTTTCTTCTCTCAACTTCCTCTGAATAGGTGTTTCCTCTGCACTGGCCTGAGGATCAACAGTTGTCTTAAAAGTCTGGGCACGTAAAGAAACCCTGTAGGTTGAGCAATGCTTCGCCAACCAATTTTCCCCACCTGCCATCTTTACAGCATTCAGAATCTTATTGTCCTCAACTGTACGGGCGTTAACTTTCAAAGCCGTATTTTCCGCTTCAAGTTCTTCAATGCGGGCCTTCAAAGCCTCAATCTCCTCATCACCATTTTCTTCCTCCTGATCTTTAATCTCCGTAATTACTCCATCGGTTACGATGATAGTCTTCCCATCAGGCATAACATGTTCACCGTCAGGAGACGCGGCATCCCCGACTTGCGGTTCTCCCTCTTCACGTTCCACCGTCAGTATATTACCTTCGGCGTCTGTCAACTCCATAGATATTACTGGAATATCCTCAATCTTTTGATAGCCACATTTGGCAAGCAACTTATCAATGATAGATTGCTTCACTGTCACTTGTTTTTCTTTGTTCATTTTTTTACTATTAAGTTTATAATCGATTCCTTTTGCTGTAGTTGGGACAAGAACAGCAGATATAAATCCTAATTGTTTTGCAACCTCTCCACCAAACCATGTTTCTTTATTCATTTGAGTTTCCAATACGTTTGGCTCTGTCCCTGTCCTTTCAACATAGACAGCTAACATCTTAGCTTTTTCCGTTTCCAAACTTGATTTAAGGGTTTCTATCGTTTCAAGGTCTAAGACATCGTCATACTTTGCCAAATATGGTTTGTGAATGAGAAACTTTGCATGGGGATAAGCCTTTCTGCGTTCCAGCGGTGCAGACAGTAGAATAATTGTCGCCATAGAAGCACATCTTCCAACAACAGTACAAGAAATTTCCTTACCCGATGCACGTAATGCATCATAAATTGCATACCCCTCAACAGTATCACCACCACATGAATGTATTTCAATGTCGATTGTAGGGTCAGCCGGGTCAAGCCATGAAAGAAAATATTGAATATCTGGAAACGAAAGCCCTTCATCGCCGGTCAAATACCAACTCTCCAGTTTATCTCTATCAGCTACAATGTCCTTATTAATGTATAATTTTGCCATACTACATAATTGTTTGTAACAAAGGTAGAAAACAGAATACGGCTTGAAGAATATAAGAAGTTTATTCCACTGACACGCTATGTCAGTAACTTTTAGCAATAACAAGAAAAGTTCTGATAAAATTAAAAGACATGCATTTATAGATTAAAATATGAAAATTCCCCCATTCTTACCTTGCATTTCCAAAATCAAGGCAAAAATAGGGGAATACCTCTGTTTCAGCTTACAAATATCAATAAGACTAATTCACCTTTCTATTTTCAAATAGTCTTTTGTTTCTATATTACTTTATTTCCCAAAATCGATACCCAGAAGCTTCATTATAAAAGGAGCTATATCCGTTTGTTTCATAACTGGTAATTCCTTTTTCTCAATCCCGCATCCAAATGCTACTAATGTCGTAGGGTCAATGCCTGATAGATAGCCATGCTTACCTCCAAACTTCTCTATAACATCCGCTCCGGTACGAGCAGTAGCAACAGCTACTCCTTTTACGGGCTCCAACGCAAACGCCACTTCTGGGTCACACCCAACCTTGCCTAATTCTTCTTTTTCTACTATACGGAATAATGCTTGGGTCGTATCTGGTAATGAAGTCAGTTTTTTGCGAATTTTATTCAAAGTAGTTTGATCATTCTTGTCTTTTAGATAAAGAAACATCATAGCTCCTGCTCCATGAAAGCAAGCTTTCCACTCTCCTCCAGGTTTTTCACTCAACAAACCTTCTTGCACTAACCATACGTTCGGAACAATACTTTTACTATAGTTCACAAAGCCGTGATCGCCGCATACAATTACGGTAGTATTGTATAATAATTTATTCCGTTCCAGATTTTCCAGAATCAACCCTACAGCATGGTCGGCACTTCCTACTGTTGCACTCACTCTGTCAGACCTCAATCCTGTAGCATGTTGGGCATAGTCAGTAGTAATCAGATGTATTGTCATTAGATTGGGTTTATAAGTATTCATAATATAATTGGCCATTGCGGCAGTACGAGCATCTCTATCCATAGAACCGGCACTAAAATTTTTATGGTTCAATTTTCCAGTGGCTTCCCGTTCCAATTCATCTAAAAAGCCTTTCGGAGTACAGTAGGGCTTGATGTATTCCAATTGATTAGCAACGGGCTTTACCGACCAATATTCAGGTACATTATAATGAATAGATTTTGCTCCTACAGATACAGGCCAAAAGAGAGAGGCTACGATCAACCCGTTTTGGTTTGCAGAATCCCAGATTGTAGTTGCTTTGATAGAGTCTGCATACCAATAGCTTACGTTTCCTGGTTTGTTCTCTGTAAAAGGAGAGTTATAGTAGATACGATGTTGAACAGGTTCTACTCCTGTCACAATAGTTATGTGTGAAGGGTATGTAGCTGTCGGAGTAATTCCTTTGATACGTTCCACAAACAATCCATCCCGCTTCATTCTTTTTAAGTTGGGTGAAGGCATTGTACTATCTGTTACCATTTCGGTTCTCATTCCATCAATGGTAATAAGAATGACGTGTTTAGAACGATCGGCAGCAGTCGCGGTGCCTATTAAACAACTACATAAAAACATTAAAATATTTCTTTTCAATTTCATCGTTTGATTAGTTAAAGAAAGGAGCCACATATTCTGAAGATTTATTTTGTACGATAACGCGATTCATATTGTATTTAATAACTACTGTTTTAGTATCCTTATTCATTTCGAAGGCATCCATCTCCTGATTTAAAGGAATAAAGGGAGGTATTTGAGCGGTTGTATAATTGGCAGCTGATGGAGTGTTTGCTGCTTCTGTTTCACATATCGGCAGCCGGATTCCTAAATCAGCTACCCGCCGTCCTTCTGCTATGAATATCTCCTGACGCATGAGATAGAGTATTTCCAGTAAATTATCCACTGTGGTTGGATTATCTATCATCGCTTCTGTGACAGAAGTTCCTGAAATGTAAGGAATAGAAATTAAATTGGGCATTTGACGATCAAGTACTAACCCACTTCTTAGTTCATCTTCAGCCGAAGCAGCTACTTTGTATTCGGAACTGTTGGGATATTCTTTGTATCCTCCGTTATAACGTCCTTCTAATTGGTCGTTAATATCGGTTTCTACCGGACGTTTTTTTACAAGTGCCAACAATTCCTTCAAAATACTTTTTGCTCCATTAAGATCATTATCAGCTAAAGCTGCTTCGGCCAGAATCAGATAAGCTTCTTCCGCTTTAGCTATACAGATAGGACGTGCTTCAGTTGCGCTGTTCTTCTGAAAATATTTCGGATCAAGAAAATCAAGTCGAGGTAACGGCTGAAAGTTTGTTCCGTAGATATATCCTTGTATAGAACTTTCTACACCGTTATCTCCATCATATTCAATCTGCTCTACAAAGTCCTTGGACAAGGCTAACGCATTATTTGAATATTGCACAGCATTTGTTTTGTCTCCTAACCTATAATAAGAGCGGGCTATCACTATATTTATGAATGCTTTTTTACCAGCATCATTAGTATAGTTCAAAGCCTCTGTAAAGGTGGAAATCGCTAGATTCAAATTTTCCTGCCAACTTTTTACCTCTCCTCCGTTTTCAACAGGAAGCGCAAGAAAATACTCTCCTGCCAGTAAATAAGAAAAACCTTTTATATAATAAAGGTTGAAACGCTGAGCATCTGTAGTAGTCGCATCGGCTGCAGCCACCACTTCTAACCCCTGAATAGCGGTTTCACGTAATGTACCAATATGGCGTTGCAAGTTTGTGACATCTACATCTGTGTATAAGATTGTAGGGAAATCAAAAACTTTGCTGCTTTGACTGTAATTATTGAAGTAATTATCAGATAGTATTTCTATGAGTTCCACATACGTACCTATAATGGTGGCAAATGAACGGTTGGCTCCATTTACCCAAGTACTCATTGCATTTGGGGTCTGCAAGAACGTCTTTTCGTCCACGTTAGGATTGATAATGTCATTGGGCTGCAACAGCTCGCATGATGCGCATGATAAGGCTAAAGCCCCTAACAGAATACAGTTTTTTATCTTCATTTTTATTATTTCATTAAGAGTTGGACATTTTTAGAAAGAGATACGAATAGAACCTACATATTGCCGAGGAGTGGAGTATGAAGAATAATTTAGTCCACCTACGGCTACTGCACCTTGAGAACGAGCTCCTGCCAAAGCTGCTTCAGGATCTACAGAAGAAGCCGTAAAAGCAAACGGGTTATAGACATTAAAACCAAAATTGATGTTCTTCAAATACTTTTCAGGCTTATAGTCATAGGAAATCCCAATATTCCTAATTTTCACAAAATCCGACTTTTCTACGAAAAAGTTTGTGAAATTTAACCAATTGGCACCTTGATCTAATCCTTCCAAAGCTTTTTCCGGTATTGCACTGTCTTTTAATCCTTTGGAGAAACGGAATTGACGGTCGAACGAATGTACGTATGCTCCGTATTGATAATCACCGTTAATCATCAAAGACAGATTTTTATAGCTTGCAGAAAGAGAAAAGTTTCCATATACAGTAGGGAGTGTGGACCCTAAATTCTGTAAAGGAAGAATTTCTTTTAATGAGTTATCCGAATTCAGTACAGCTTTGTAACCGCGGATGAAACCTACCGGCTGTCCTTCAGCTACTACAGTTTGCACTGTTCTTGACGAGAAGCCACCAATAGCAAATGGTACTGCATTACCGATACTCAGAACCTTGTTATGGTTGGTGTTGTATGATGCATTCAAGCGAACATTCCAGTCTTTAGTATCTACCAGTTGTAATCCTACACTCAATTCAATACCTTTGTTCTCAATTTCCCCTACATTAGACAGATAGTTGGCCGACTGTCCTGATGAGGGAAGAGACGGAATACTGAAAAGGGCATCTTTAGTTAAAGCATAATAATAAGTAAAACCAAGATTTAAAATACGATTAAAAAGAACCGCATTAAAACCCGCTTCATAAGAATGTTTCTTTTCTGGAGCCAAATCCGGGTTTCCATATTTACCGAAAGAAGCGGCTTGTTGTCCTTGAAATGAATTGAAAGCTACTGTGCGTTGATATTCAAAGGCTGGCGGATAGCTACCTGCCACACCATAGTTTGCCAAAATACGTACATTGTTAATAAAATTACTTTCTTTAAAACTTTGCATGAAAGGTTCTTCGGAAAGTACATAGGAAATTCCCACTTTCGGATAATACTGCCAACCTACATTGTCACCAAAAGCTGTGTTGTAATCCGAACGTAGTCCCAGATCTATGTAATAACGATCCAAAAAGCCGATATTCTCCTGAATAAAATAACCATAGTTATATAGATAACTCAGCCATTCATTGGAAGTCAATGTTCCTGCCCCTGCTACTATTTGCGCACCATCTCGCACATTGGTACCATTATAAACAGATTGGTGGTCGTATGTGCTAAAAAATTGGAAACCAGCTGTAGAAATCAGACTGAAGATGTCCTTATAACGATATTTGTGTTGTCCATTTATATCGATAGTCAAACCGAAATAATTACGGTCAAAATTAAAAATACTTCCCGCGTCTGACGTACCTTCCGGCTTTTGCTGGGTGTGTATCAGATATTCATTGGTAATGATGTTCTTATTATTATTCAGACGGTAGTCCACTCCTAGTATGCCTTTAAAGGTGAGATTGGTTAACGGGGCATAACTTAAAGACTGTGAAGTTTGGAAACGTTTCACAGATTCCCGGTTATTCTGTAATGCTTCAGCTGTGTTTACAAAAGATTTCATTTGGGCAAAAGCATAATCATCCAAGGCATCCAAATCGGCTCCATAGTTTACTTGCTTACCTTCAGTATTTGTATATTTAAAATTAGTTGCGGCTGCACCTTCCGTAAACCACAATCCTGTATATCCACCTTGGTTGCCGTTACGGCTACGAGCAAAGTCCTGTATCACCATACCAAATGAATTCTGATACTCAAGAACTTTGTTGAATTTCACTCTTGAGCCGAAACGTAGGTCATACTTACGGTCTTCGTTCCCATCCTTTATCAGAGTACCGGTACTATTGCTCATGTTCGCTCCAAAACTATAGCCATATTTTTCAGCTCCACCATCAAAGCCGATACGGTATTTTTGAGTAAATCCTATTTGATGCAATAATTCTTTTGTACGTTTAAAATGATAAAATTGTGAAGAAGCCACATCCGCCTCTAACTGGGTTTCAGCAAAAAAAGAAATCTTTTGCTCTGTTCCCTTTTTAGTAAAAATCTGGATGACCCCGTTGGCAGCATCTGAACCGTAAAGTGTAGTAGCTGCACCGCCTGTTACATATTCTATGTGGTCAATGTTTTCCATAGGAATATCACCTATAGAGCCAGTCACGGCACTATTACCGCTTAAAGAGTTATTTAAGGTGGCTCCCGTATTCATATTATCCACACGTACGCCATCTACATAAATTACCGGAGTAGAATTAGAATAGGCAGATGACAGCCCCCTTGATTTAACTAATGAAGTGGTACCAGCTTGACCACTGGCCATCGTAATTTGCACATTAGGTAGGGAGTTCTGCAATATCTGATCGATTCGCCCTTGCTTCATACGTTCCAGTTCTTTACTATTGACTGTCGTTACATTCGATGATAAACGCCGTTTCTGTACTTCTGCACCTTGCCCAGTTACTACAACCTCATCCAGTTTGAAATTGTCTTGGTCAAGCTCTACCTTAATGTTGTCAGCAGGGTTTACAGCTAGCAGTTGAGTTTCATATCCTATATAGGACACTTTCAATTTAGATCCTCGGACAGCCGTTATCTGAAATTCGCCATCCATATTAGTAACCGTTCCAATCGAAGGATTATCGCTTAGTACCAATGTTACCCCCGGCAATCTTTCCTGTGTTTTCTTGTCAAAAATAACACCTTTCATTTTAACCGTAGCCACTTTCTTTGAGACCTCCTCATCGGATGTCAAGACGTAGCCCTTTTCTACTTTTTTACGCTCTAACATTGTTTTCTGAGCAGCCATCATATAAGATGTGCTCAGTAAAACAGTTAAAACAATCAAAATACCTTTTCTCATTTTAGTACGTTAAGTAATTAATAAATTTGATTCAATAATATCTTTTACGTACTATTGACACAAAGCATGTTCAAAAGTGTATAACGGCTGCATTTCTTTTGTATGTCAATTTCATTTCAGCCATACTCACGTTATTTCTTTGTGGAATAAGGGAATATTGACAACCCTGCCTCTATTCAACATGATTTCTAAGATAATATTTCAGTAACTTCAAAGATTGTGTATAGTAACATTTGACTGTGTTTATCGGTATATTCAATTCATCCGCTATTTCTTGATTGTTTAATCCCCTATATATTTTCAACAGGCAAATCTCCCGTTTGAAACTTGGCAGTTGCTTTACAGCCCAACGTAAATAGCTGAACTTCCTTTCTTCTTCAAGTTTTTCTTGTAAGCCATCATCAATAATATTATTCTGTTCAGTTCTTTCCATATCCTCTCTTGCGATTATATCATTCGTATCCCGAATCATATTTAACAAATAATTTTTCGTCATAGTATAAAGATAATTTCTCAAGTGTACTTTAATATGGCAAGTGGAGTGTACTTCCCACAGGTGCAAGAAAACCTGCTGAACGACATCTTCTGCGAGATTTCTCTCTTGCAAATACCTGTACGACAGACTATAAAGCATCGAATAATACTTATTATAAAGCTGTGTAAAAGCATCTTGATTACCTTGTTTTAGTAGTGAGAACAAATATTCATCCTCATAAGTAACCTTTGTCATTATCATAACCTGGGTGTATTAAAATAGATTGCAAATCTATAGAGCAATTAAAATATACCTAATTACAAGAAAATTACATTTTAGTTACAAACCATATATACAAATTTGTTTTCAACATTTTTCCTAAAGTAAAACTCTATTTTTAGCAAGAAAAAATATCTGGCACCTATATCCTAATTAGGTTTGAACACAGAATTAAAAAAATAATTCACAATGAAACCTTAGATATTAACTGTACTTGAAAATTTATCAATGATTCGATAAATTGTCCTTTCTGCAATATTATACTCATCAGATAAATATTGCATGATATAGGTCTTTTTATGCCCTTCCCGTAACAAGCGCATATATTCCTGATATACTGGGATGTATTTCACATCCCCAACATCAAGAGAAACACCATCCATTACTTGGAGGATGTTCCTATTCAGAATTAATAACTCATACGCATTCATACACTACCAAGATTCTCGACATACTTTACTCTATCTGCAACAGAAGTAAATTCCTCTACGGACAATACCGGCGGCGGAGCCATCATCATACCCTTTGCAACAGCTTTGGAAAGCATATCTTCACCCAACGCCTGATTGGATGAAGTAGTGACGTTGATAGGAATGCCACCACCCATTTGGTTAAAAGCTGATAATAACGGAGCAAACATAGAAGTCGCGGCAGCCGTCATTACACTTTCACCATTAGATAACATCGCCGGTATAGAGTCACTTGTACCCGAGCCCGGACCTACTACTGAACCACCCTGTGCAAATTTAGCACTTTTTACCGTAGAAATAGCAGCCGCAATGTTAGAAAGTATAGTAGCTATACCACTTGCCATTGTACCAAGTCCAATGATACCCTTTCCTGCTTCCGCTGAAACCATTTTAGAAATAGCCTTACCTGTATTGATTGCAATTTCAGCAAGAGCCAAAGCCTTACTTGCAATGGCAAAGTTACGGTCTTGATTACCTATCTCATCTGTCAAGGCAATAAGTCCATTTGTAACAGTAGCCATAGCATCATATTTGGATTGTTCAATAGCTATCTCCTTATCTGCAACAGCTTTCTTTGCATCATTATAGTCATTTTGAGCTTGAAGTTTACGCAAATTAAAAGCTTCTATACTTTCCCCCTCAAGTTGCTGTATAGTATTCAACTCTGCAAGCTTCTGCTCCATCTTAATACGGAGAATTTCTTGTTCGTCACCGTATGTCTGGGCTATTTCTGTTTCAAAACGTATCCTTAATGCATCCTCTTGTTTCTTGATAATGGAGTTATTATGCTGCTTGGTCAAATCATCAACCTTCTTGTTGTACTTCTCTATGATAGTAAGTTTCATCTGCTCGGTTAGCTCTTTCTGCTGAAGCTCCGCATCACGTTGGGCTACAAGTTGCTGCATCTTTAATTGATACTCCTGCTCGCTTCCGGCTTTTACAGATTCAAGTTGTAGGGCAATAAGTTTCTGCCGATTTTCAATCTCCTTTTTCAGTTCTTCATCAGAGAGCTTTTGCAAAGCAACTGTTTTCTGCTGCTCAAGAGAAAGAATCTGTTTCCCGATTTCCTCCTTAGCACGAGGTGTCAAGTCCTTTTCGATTTTCAAACGGCTTTTCAAATCTTCAATCTGACGGCTATATTCATATTCTATTTCTTGCGTCTGCTTCTCCCGGCTATCCTTAATGAGTTTCAGCATTTCATTCTCAGCCTTACGTATCTCTTCTAACTCCTTCTTTTTGATTTTAAGAGCTTCGGCCACAGCCTTAGGGTCAGTAATCGGCGTCTTCTTTTTATCAGTATCCCCGGTATATGAAGACACTAAATTAATAGTCTCTTTCCTGGATTCCACAGCCGATAACTGTGCTATATAATCATTCCATGAAGAAGCGATATCCTTGTTTATGGCTGAATTAGAACGATCTTTGCCTATTCCCTGACGCCAGAATGAAACATCATCTAGCTCTTTATTATATTTCTCATTGATAGCAATAGTTTCCTGCAAGTATTCTTCTTCCTGTTTCAGAGATAAATTTAGCATCTGCAGCCTTTCTTCTTTGGCCTTTTTTAAAGCTTCTTCCCCAGAAATCCCCACTTTCACATATCGAATTCGTGCCGCCTCTATCTTGGCATATTCATCTCCGACATTAGCCTCTGCAACATTCTTTCCAAGCTCAACAGCCGCTTTAGTTTCCCGTTCTGATATGTCTTCTACCGATTCAAACAAAGTTCGTACATCTTTAATCAAAGAGGATAAAGCATCATTGACGAAAGTCTCAACCTTAGCCGTCATTTTCTCAAATGAACCACCTGTAGCGTCAAAAAGCAAAGCGACCTCTTTGGTTAGTTCCGTTTGAGAAGCGAGCAAGTCATCTTCCACTTTACCCAGTTCCCCGGTCTTACCTTTGACTTCATTTAGATTAACAGAAATATCTTTCAAGGTACGGATATATTGCAAGCCGGCATCTTCTCCCGGACCGCCAAAGATATCTGCAATGGCAGTTCCAACCACCGCACTGCTTTCCGGTAGTTCATTCAATTTGGCAGATACTTCCTGCATGATTTGAAAAGTAGTCTTTGCTCCTGTCTGCAAATCTTTCTGGACTTGTTTAGAGCTGATACCGATACCATCCAATGCACCAGCCGTTGATGTAGTCATTTCCCGAAGCCGGGTATTCGCCTCTTTGATAGTATCAATTCCCTTATCAGAGAAGACACCCTGCTTATTGGTTTCTGCAATAATAGCAACGAACTGATCCGCAGAGATACCAGCCTCTTTGAAGTATGCCGGATATTCTTTCAAAGCAGATAGGAACTCACCATTCGCATCTGCTCCGGCAATGAAACCATCTTTGATTACTTTCAACGCTTCATCAGAAGATATGCCAAACTGTTTTTCTACGGAATTAATAGCAGTCAACATATCCCGGAAGTCTTTACTGTAGTAATCAGCCAAAGCTTGTACTTCACTCCGATAGATTTTCAAATCATCGCCAGACTTATCCGTAAATTGCTTTGTCAATTTGGTAGCCTCTTTTACCCCCTTATTGTAGTCATACCACCATTTGAAAGCAAAACCGACTCCGGCAACACCTGCTATACTCATAAATACCGGATTTTTCAATAATGCCTTTAGCGTTGAACCTAAAGCAGATGCTTCTGTCTTCATATTGGAGAAAAAGCCTTTCACTCCATTTGAGTTCTGGGCGATATTCAACAAAGAATTTGCAAAGTCATTATTGATACCTACAAAATCTTTCAAAGCTTCCTCGTAATTACCGACATTACGATAGAAACGCTGTGTACCCTCTTCCGCTTCCTTCAATTCATCGGTAATGGTATTTATCTTATCTTGAATCTCTTTGCCCTTGGCACTGTTACGTTCCGCACGACTTAACCTATCATAAGAAGCAGTCAAATTAGAAAGTTCCGCACGTAATCTAACTAAGCTACCTTCAAGCTCCGTCTGTTCCTTACGCTCATTCTGTATTTGCTTACTCAGAATTCGAACAGCCTCGTTCACTTCACGAGTAGCAATCTTGGTTTCTGATAACTGTAAGTTATACTCTTTGCGACTCATACGTCCTGCTTTCAAATCCTCTTTTAAAGTTTGTTCTCTTTTTCGAAGTACATCCAGCTGAGTACGATATTCTGCGATTTTTCGGATAGCATCATCGTATCGTACCCGAATATCCAGCACTCTTTCTTCTACATTTTCCATAACTATACCTCCAACTGTAATAATTTACACTCACATATCCCCGTATCTTCTGCCTTTACAGATATAATAGCATAGTATCTACCGTATTGGCCCAGATATACCGGAACCGTTACATCCAACTCTTTTAGCTCAATATCGTTAATTTCAATTTTTTCCGTAATGACAACCGGATTATGTACCACCTTTTGGTATGATTGATAATTTTTAGACAACAAGGCATGCCATGACAACCCGTTGAATGTTGCCCTTGACTTACCATTGTTACTAATCTCCAACAATATACGAGGTTCAACTTTCCCTATCTTTCCAATCTCCTCGTTATCTTCATATTCATAAATTGGAATATATGCTTTACCGGTTCTCGTATCGGTTGCGGCAAAAGGAAGCGTAACGCTATCTTTACTTAGTTCAATAGTCTCATCATCAACATTGATGCATCCTTCATAATCTCCAGATACTGTTTTGTCTTCTTTCCACTTGTAGACATTCTTTTGAGCGAATCCATCAAGAGAAAACGAGATAGTTTTAGGTTTATTATCCTGATACGACGCAACCACCTTCGTAGTCCAATCTATAGCCCTAGACTTGTTAGTTATAACTTCATCCATTGAAACAAACCTAACCGTAACATCATCTTTGACTACAGCAAATGTACCAGACATAACAGATAAAGACTTAATGAAATCAATCTGCTTTATGTTTGGCAAATTGGATATAATAGGATAATATCCATCGCTTATTCCATCTTCAAAAACATTGGTTTCTTCAGTGAATGCCAATAACCCGACTACAAAGGTTGTACTCCCCCAACTGTTTGTAAAGAATCCAGTATCAGCAAAGGCGAAATAGATCACATCTCCCGCAGCCAATACAGATGTATAATCATCATATTCAAAAGATACAAACCAATTTTGACTCCCTTGCTTTTCTAAATCTATATAACCAACGGAGAAGACTTCCTCCGCAACCCCATTCACTACTTTGTAAGCTACAAATCTCGGATTAGAAACCTCTGTTCTCACAAAATTAAAAAACATTCTTCCCATGATCCGGATTTTGGTATTGTTCTTCAAAATCTTCATGCCTTCATACTTGGATGAACTAAGGTCTACCGTTTCCAGATAATCTGTTTTTTTATAAGTAGACGTACTACCTCTCAAAACATATCCATAATCATGATTGGGTCGCGTTCCGTTCACATACTCATAAGTGATTCCGAATTGATTATTATAATCCTCTCCCTTTCCTTTCTTGGTTAACATCGGGATAAGGAGTTTGTTAATCAGATTATCTGTGACATTGGTAGGAAATAAGAATTTGATACCGCTATCCTGGGATATACGTTCTAAAATCCAACCTGCCCGGACACATGGATGGATATAGTTCTTGTTATCATAATTCCGTACCCCCATATTCATATCGGACATGATAAAACTTGCACCATCTTGATAATTACTAATCTCTCTTTTCCAAATAGTATAATACTCAGGATAACTATCTTTCAAATCATTCAATGTTTTGTCACCCTCAATAATGTTAGATAACAAGCTAATATTCCCCCACGTCAAAGCTATTTCAAAAGAATCCGCCCCAGTCATTAATACAGCTTTCCCGTTAGAAATAATTTCAACCCCGTTACGGATATACCTTGTATCATGAAACGTTCTCGGATAGTCAGTCTGGCATGCCGGAAGGTCAGCATGTTGGATAATACGTTGATTCCTGACTGTCTTAGGCAACTTGATCGTATAACTGTTATTGCTTACGATCTTACTCAAATCGGTAAACAGGTTACTTTTATAGTTCAAAGTAATCTTAGTACTGTCATCCAAATCCACCAATTCACCGTCAATAAACAATAAATCATTTCTCATAAGCTTTGCACCCTTATCTCTGGTAAAATAATCGTTGCTACAAAATCTTGAAGAACAGCACGAGTTTTGTTAAAAGTTTCAACCGCAATGTTCACCCCTTGCCACCGTTCCTTTTTATCAACATCTTTTCCCATGTACATATCTACTACTGGAGACATGGTAAGTTGAAAAAGGAAATCGTATGTATCACTATCCACCAATGGAGCACATACAGGAAGTGTATTTTCTTCTGTCTTACGCTGTTTACGTCCGGTGCCGCCATGATAACCATTTACATAGCTATAATCACGCATATTATTACGAATGAATTCCCCGTTATTCACCACTTGCTTCTTTTCATCACCAGCCTTAAACAACCAATAGCAATAAAATCCATGCCGGCTAATCCAACGAAGATATACCCCGCTTGTACAGTCATCAATAAGCAACCGGACACTAGAGGAAGCTCCCGCCACTATATGAAAAGTGTAGTCAAATGTCATATCGAATACGCTTCCAACAGTTCCAGTTCCAGACAAATCAAATTTCACTTCTTTTTGAGCATCGATTCCCGTCAAGAATAGATTGTAAATATTACGTTTGGGTAACCTGACAGCAGGTAAGGACTTACCATCAGCAGTAACATTGACGCTGCTTTCCCCGGCTGAGTACATACCTATTGTAAATGGGAAGTTCTTGAACCATGTTAACACTCTGTCGCCATTATATCGCTCTCCGATTTTCATCGCTCCCCAAACGACATAAGTCTCAAATTGAAAGCTCTCTCCTAACTGCCCATTCTCGGAATACATGTTCAGATCAAATGAGAATAACCGCCCCAACTGTGTATCTTCCGCACCTGACAAAGAATAATCTATCCTTCCAAATTGAATTGTATCAAAGTACGATTGGGTATAAAAGGATAAGTCGAAGAAGCATGTACTTTGAAACAACGCCCTTTTTTCGGAGTGTTCAATCCCCGTTGCTACATCACGTACAACAGCTTCTATCCATGCCCATGGATGGCCCAAAACGTTTACAACCATCGGATTAAAGCAGAAAGCTATCTCATCCGGATATTCAATCGTTGTATTATCTATCTTATGAGTTCGCATTGCTATTCAGATTTATATGTTTCACATCCTTTGAGAAAATACCAAATACACGATTCATTATATTTTGTATTGCTATTTCAATATCTTTTGAATATATGTCTTCATGTTTCCCTGTACGATAAAGCCTGGTACCTTTTTCTGCTATTTTCCGGGCTACGAGATAAGCAAATGACTTAGGCTTTTCTACTTGAATACCTTTATCTATCATCCACTGCCGAATAATCTTATAAAAACCCTTAGGTACTTTCCCCGGTCCACGTCCTGTTTCCAATACACCGAAAGCCTTCCTACCAAACAGAATTCCATGATCATCATCCACTACGACATGCAAGCTCTTGATAGTCCTTCCACTTGCACGCTGCCCAGCCTGTATATGGTTCTCAACAATACGCTGCCGAAGACTTTCCAATTCTTCATTCAGGATACCCTTTATCTCTTTTCTCCTATCTTCCATAACTAACACATTGAGACTCCTTGAACCTCTTTAAGTTTCAATTCTATTACAATTCCGGTAACATTCACATCCAATTTATCGTAAAAGATAGAATAAGGAACTTCATCACTCACCCACTCAAATAATCCACTTTTATTAAGCTCACGAATAAAGTTCACTGCATGTTCTTTACAACGTTCTATGATAGTATCATTCTCCTTACCGTCAAAATCAAATTCAGTCTTATCGGCAAATGCTATCATGCAATTAGGGCAATCCCTCAACTGCGTTCTGGATATAATAAACTTACCGGATACAGGTAGTAGATTAATGATAGCCGGTAATGGCATTTTATCCAACCGGACATTAGCCGTCGCCCAGTTATCAAACAAATAGGTTATGTCTTTCAGCTTTTCTGCAACAGACGCTATTTTCCTCTCTACACTTGTGTTCATTTGTTATTATCTTGATAAATTTTACGTAATCTTCGTTCATATCTTATCTTCTCTGCATCCATATCAAGACATTTATACACTCTTACCCATGGAACACTTTCTACCTGCTCATGGTCAGTTATTCCCATACGGGTTGCATAATAGTCCACCAACCCAAACAAGCCAAATGATAACTGATCCACACCCGCACGTTTTTCCTCAGGAGTAGGCGCCACACTTGTTGTTTCAAACAGCTTGGTTATCCGTTCCACCTCTTTAGTAACCCATGAGGAAAAGCCCAAAACATCCTCTACCTCACATACTTCTATTTGTTCAACAGAGAATCCTAAAAGGACATGACATGGTATCATTATACAATCAACATCGCTTGATATAGATTGTAGTCCCATAAGTTGCCCAATAGTGGTATCATTCAGATTATCCGGCAAACGAACTCCCGAAATGAAATCCGGCTTTGGGAGTTTCTTTATCTGTTCCAATAAGTCAGTAACATTACTTGCCACCTCACTTAATATCAAAAATTCTTTTACTGTCATATCTGTCCTAATTTTGCTTTTGGTCGTTTGGGAATTGGTTTGATACGGAAGAACATTGCCATTATCAGCATATCAAGATAATCCGGAGAATGACCAAGTATCTCTTTCATTTTCTCTTTACTGATTATTCCTTTCTTTCGGGTATCAGCATCTATATGGTCTTGCTTTAAAACTCCTAATTCTTCGATTATACGCTCTCTTTGGGCTTCCGTACATATAATCCTTATCTGTCGGTTATTTATTAGTTCTGCGAGCTTAAAAGCGCACTCTGATTTCAGATTGTCAAACTCCGGATTAATAGGGCGGTTACCACCATGAAACTCTTTGATGCCATTCAGATAACTTTCAAGATAACTCCCCAGCCCATCACTATCAACTACCATCATGCTACGTGGAATCTTCCACTGTATCATCATGTTTTTAAGATCCGTTTCAATGGATTTACCCGTACTGTATTCCTGGTCTAACCTGATGTTACATACATTACCTATCCAATGCCCACAGACAAAACGGTCTCGGCCTTTCATGGCAAGGTCAGAAGAACCAGTCGATAAGCCTATCGGTTGTACATGCTCGTTTGTAAACAAGTCACAAATAGCATCATAATCACAAAGTACTGCCGGATCATTATCATATTCCCAATTGCCGAAATACAAACGCTCTTTCGTTACTTTATCATTAGTATTTTTCAAAGTGTTTATATAGTCTTCTGTTGCAAATGGATTGTCTTGTACCAACGCCTGTACAAAAGCATAACCATCTTTTAACTTATGCTCTTTCCATGGTTTATAAAATTTATCGTATAACCAGTTCTTTTTGGGATTACAAGTAATAAGAATTTTCCCTGGAACATTATAGACATCATTCAAGTGCCGTCCTATACGAGTCTGTAACACTTCAAAGGCCAATCTATTCACTTGACCCGCCTCTTCGATCCATCCACCCGTAAATTCCAAGGAGCCGAAACGTTCATACATCGGGTCTTTATAAGGGTAATATGTCAAATCCAAAAAGATAATCTCACTCCCATTATCGAACTTGATGCCGTCATTTGTCAAGTGATAATATGGATAGCCATGAGAGTTAGCCACTTTAACAAATGTCACCGCTATAGATGCTCGACTGTCTTTGAGATTATTTCGCCCCGCAAACCAACGAGTTCCGGGAAGATAATGGCAACATTGCATCAGCCATTCACAACCGAGCCATGACTTACCACCTCCACCGGCACCACCATAACATAAGAACTTCGTAACATCGTCACGAAGATAGTTATAGGCTAAACGCTGTTTTATGTTGACTCTCTCTCCCATCACTTCACACTCTCCGCTTCTTTGGTATATGGAAGAAATGAAAATGACTTAAACTCTTTCCCCGCATTCGTATGGTCCACTTCCTGCTTATCCGCAAGCCCAAGTTTACGAGCAATGATATTCGCATTAAAAGCACCGACACATGCACCTTCAAACTGTTGCGTTTCGATTGTTTCTTCCACGCGTGCGATGACCTCTAAAAAATCTTCGTCATTCTTATTTTTACATTCCGTACGAAAGGTGCTCCACCATTTGGATGAAGCGCCTACGTAAATACAAAACCCGGTAAGAGAGTACGGGCGGGAAGTCGGGGAAACTTCCTGTTGCACTTGCTGTTCATTAACAGTTTCCACTTTCTTCCCTTTCTTTCTTTTCACAGGAACCGTCTTTTGAATAGCTTTTTTGGAGAGCCAGGGATTTTCATCACACCACTGGAAATACTCACAGGCAGCTTCCCATAAAAGTTCCGGCGTGGAAAAGAGTTTATCTCTCCCATGCTTACTCCTTAACATCCAAAATTTATTTCCCGCAGGTGCTACCATATCACTTCTTCATCCTGATTATTTCTCCACAATAGGGACATGCCATTTCAATATATTCGGTCTTTTCTTGCTCTAAGTTCCCCTCAATACGCTCCGTTTTCTTTTTGAAAGCCTCATTCTCTTGACGTTCCATTTCCTGACTGAACTCCCGCTGTACTTCCTCTGCTTGCATATCTTCTGTTGCATAATCATTTGCCGGAGTAAAGTTTACATCAAATCCGAGCAGCTGCTCTATTGGCTCAAAAAAGAAATCTTGCATATCTGCAGGGACATTCATAGTCCTAAGTTCACGTATCAGTTTATCTTCATCCCATGATGCAAACTCCGATGTCTTATTATCAGCAATACGATACTGGCGTGCCTTTTCTTCATCCAAATCAGCGACTATACAAGGTACTTCCTTATATTCAAGATTTAATAGGGCAAAGTATCGTGTATGGCCGACAATGATTTCAAGATTCTTATCTACTACAAGCGGTTGGTTAAAGCCAAACTTCTTGATTGATTCCTCTACCGGTTTGATAGCCTTGCTATTGTTCCGGGCATTATTCCAATATGGAATGATTTTATCTATTGCAATATTCTGTATATCCATAATCATAACTCTGCTGAATCTGTGTGATGAATAATTTCTTTAATGGCTTTGCTGTATTCATAGTTCTTGAACATCTTAGCAAAGCCGGTGATGTGCTTAAGTTTTACAAGCTCTAATGGTTCCATACCAAGCTTCTTACAAATGACTGCATCCGACTCTCCATTTTTAATCATGTTATAAATGATATTCGTCATGCCGTCAACAGAATGTTTACCACGTGCCCGGTTATGCCGGACCGTAGATGCCATACGGTCATTGATATCCTTATCAATAACCACAATGGGGAGACGACCACTATTCCGTCGGGCAATATCCTTGTACATACGTGCAATGAGATTACGGTGAAACCCGTCTACAATGATGTACTTTTGCTCTTCCTCACTCCAAATCGTAACAATAGGTTGTGTATATCCGTCTTCCCGAATGGAAGTATAAAGTAACTGCATTTCCTGCTTTGCCACAGCATTAGGATTATAGTTGTTTGCCTTTACCATTTCCATTGGAACCCAAAGAACACGATCCACCGGGTTCACTTTCTCCGGGGACAAAGAAAATAGAAGTTGCCTCACTTCATTGAAGAAGTTTATTTTGTCTGGCGCTTCATCAAGCATCCGGGTGATTATTTCTTTTAGTTTTTCCATATTTATACTTTGATTTATGAACCAATAATCTGTTATTCAATTTTGTCTGTTCAAAGTCTTCGGTAATAATCCCACGAGCAAAAGCGCGGTAAATATCAAGACGGTCTACATCAGACCAATTTGTAACTTTAGTAATCACTGTCTTCAGGTTATTGGAGAAAATAATTTTATTCTTATCCTCGGCTACTATGTTATCAATGAGATACTGCAAATATTCCGGCCAATCCTTAAAACAGTTCGGATAATTACGTATCTCTTCAAAGGCATCCAACAGAAGATGATTTGTCGTACCAATATTGGGGATGCGGGTGTACATGGCATTATATGCCTTCGGGTCAATTTCCTGCAAGTAAGGGATATTCTGATTACTGTTCTCATGAATCAGAGAGGACACCCTGGCCGAACGTAGCGGCTCTTTTGAGAAAATGTAATTGTAGGCTTTATTATATCTTAACCGATTGGAGAAGATATAATACCAGATATCGCGGTAAGACCAATCATACAAAGGGTACATAACTACTCCATGACTGCAACGCTTTCCGTATGTCATACCAGGAAGAGTTTCTTTGCCTGTTAATCCTGCACGACGGGCCGGTGATTCCTCAATACGGACACCACCCAAAGAGACATAATCTTCTCCCAAATGATGAAATGCAATGGCATTGAACATGTCTTTAAATCTGTCAGCGCCATATACATTCTCTTTGAAAGCAATATCCTCTTTTTCACGCATCCACTCTTTCCCTGGCTCCCAAGGAATAAACCAATCACCACTGTTAGCATTCCATAATCTGAATGGTACTTGTACCCAAATAGGCTCTACTTCCGGCAAAGACATAACATAACGCATATACTCGACTGTATATGTATACTCACATTCCTGGTCAAGAAACATAACCGGTATCTTTTGAATACCAAGTTCACGTGCCACTTCTAAAGTGATATGCAGTAAAGCGGTACTATCTTTGCCACCGGAAAAGCAAACACCCAGACGACCACCTATAGAAAACAGTTGCCTTATGCGTTCCTTCGCCGCCTCATACACATTTTGTTCCGAATATAATATCATATGTTAGTCACGATATAATAGTTACCAAATTCTTTTACTTCACAGTGAGGAAAGCTTTCTTCCAGCTCATCCCTCGAATGTTCATAATATTCCAATTCGCAACCGCTACGTTCATAAGTTACCGGATGATATGTTTCTTTATAGAACATAAGGAACAAGATCTTCCCCTTGGGGACATCCGTTAACGCTTCGATTTCAATGTAACTGGCCGAACCAAACAAAGCGACAATAGTATTAAATACCACAAACTTCAGGTTTAACATCTCAAATGGGATACACAAGTTATGGTATCCGGGATGTTTTTTCCTGAAAATTTCAAGCATCTTATTACTCGGATCGATACCGAAATATTCATCCGAAGATACTTTCAGAATATCAAGGAACAGTCCGGTACCACATCCCACATCAAGAATAATTCCGGAAATATCCAAAAGCATCGAGGCTATCTTACTGTTCTCCTCAATACTGGCGTTGTCTTTAAACAGAGAATCGTAATTCTCTGCAATTGCGTCATACTGATTTACTGCGTACATACTTTATTATTTTGATTTACAAAATAAAGATACCGAATAATCCATGAACGGACTATCCGGTATCAAAGAAGTTACTGACACGATTTGGCAGTAAAAAACTGAGAATCCATTATTTTTTCATTGCATAGCCTTTTGGCATCATTTTTGTTTTATCATTTACATAAAGGCTTATTAATATGAATGGATTTAATTCTTATAAAAGTGATTTAGGTTTTGATATAGGTTCTGGACTTTCCGGGCAATCAACTTATATAAAAAAGAAAGACGAACAAAATAACCGTATTCTCATGGAGGAACAATATAAACTACTCCAAATGCAAAAAGCAGAAATTCTTGCTCAACAGAAATTCAGGAAAGAATATGACAAATCATCAAAGATTATGTTATACATGTCAATTGCAACACTTTTCATTACTTTTCTATCACTTATAACTTCATTCTTTAGGTAGTTAGAGAAAAAATCATAATCTCTTCAGGTTATTTTTATTTTATTACATTATAAAAAAGATCGCATTTACTATAAATGCGATCAAAAATCTGAAAACAGGTTTTATGAGTTTTATTTATCCCTATTTATTGTTAACTTCTATAACAGGCCTATTTATTCCACATACAGGACATGGGTATTGTTTTTTATCAAAATCTCTATAATAAATGCACCTACAAGGAGTTTGGCATCTTAAAACTTTAGAATTAATAAATTCATCAAGATTCATATTTTTACAAGCATACCTTGCCATTCTTACATCACTAAAAGCATATTCATTTACAGCTTTTTTATTTTTCCTTTTTACAATTCCTATTTTGGTTAATAGTCCCATAGTTGTCCATGGTAGTATTATATTCCTAATAGCAGGTACATCTGATGCAACTTTTTTACCGACTAGTTCTTCAATAGTAAAAGAAACCGAATGAATTTTAGACAAATGCATTTGATTACTTCTATTTGTAATCAGTTCATTAATCTTTTCATCTGTAAATTTATCTATCGCCATATCAACAATGAATGACGAAAAAACCTTATTGTGAGAACCATATTTAAATTGTTCTGACAATATTCTATTGCATATCCTAATACAATCTCGTGGAGAACCTTCAGAAAACAAAATCGTTCTTCCTAAACTTTTAGCTGGATAGAAAAGCTCCAACGCGTTATTAATATGTCCTTTGCTATATGTTTGCATTCGCTTATTTAGCATCTCTTGGAGCTTATTAAACTCCCAACTCAAATTATACGAAAATATCCTATCGGGACGAGCATCCTTTGTACAATATGATCTTAAAGCATCCCATAAAAAAAACTTAAATGCTACACCTGGCATTTCTAATAGTTCAAGATCTTTAATTAGACTAGATATAAATTTATAACTCGCTTTAGGATCATTGCCTGTTAAATGCTGTTCATCAACCTTATCTATCAAAATATAGATAGTATTTATATCTATTTTCTTAAATAATTGAATCAGATTAAAAAAATTATCCTTATGCGATAATTGCAATTTAGGCTCAACATCTACTTTTGATATATCTATTTCTAATCCTTTTTTCTTGGAAATTTCTTTTATCACACTAGAAATTGGTTCTTTAAAGTGTTTCCATAGACCCAATAATCTATCCTCGAAAGTTTTTAATGACGACATTGCTTGCTTAGGAAATGAAGCAGGAGTATCATATAAATATATCTTAGACAGTTTATATATATATTGTCTCACAGAGAATGAAAAAGCAGATTGGCATGCATAACTATCCATAGAGTCTAGTTCACTAAAAAATGCAAGCAACAATAATCTATTTAACGTTATTAAATGATATTCATAAGTAACTTCATCTATAGACTTAAATTGAGATAAATCATGATTGGTATATGTTATACAAATCATATTAGGATTCTTAGCAGCCCTCTTCTCAATCATTATCCTCTGTGCTGTTTTCCCTGCACCTCTTGGAGCATAAACAATATTTGAGCAAGGATTATCAGGATCCCCCCAAACATCCTCAAAATAATCAGGAGCTATAAAATAGTCCTCAATATAATTGACTTCATTATCAGCATTTGTATTTTGAAAAGGATTCATAAAAAATCCTATTTCCTCAAGATATTGTTGCATTATCATAAATTTAATCTTATTAATCTACAAATATATAAGACTACATTTAAATAAACAACTCATTTCTATTTAATTTCGGACATAACATTCTGATTAGTTATGTACTTTTTGTCTCATAAGTAAAGTATATCACATCATAGGGGTACTCAGCATACAACTGCTTTCTCTCAGTCTCGATGTCGTTTGTTTCAATGATTACTTTCTCACACCGACGATTATCGCCGGTGATGTATTCTATTTTTCGGATGATATGTTTCATGCTGATAATTTATTACGGATTAGACCAATATTCTTTTTAACAAGCCCAATGATACGCTCATGGTATTCTGTATTCTGGTTACATGCACCACGCGATTGAACTATTTCAAGAGTTTTTAAGGACAGTTCTATTGTCTCGATACGTTTTTCCCCGATGCGGGCCGAAAGGATAAGGCAATCATTACGCTTGTAATACCCATTTGTATATACGCAATGGTGCATTGCTTTCCCCTCTTGGTAGAACTGGGTTATACTTTCCAATGGACGGATAGTTATACTTCCGTCCGTTATCTCCAAACCGAAGAACTTCTCCATTCTCTTGTAGAACTGAATAATACTTTCCCTACGTTCTTTTTCAAGACGGATTGCCGCCATCCTTTCCCTATCTCTGCGAAGCTTTGCTTCAATGCTCCTTTTCTTATTCATCAGCAAATCATGCTCGACTTTCAGATTCTTAGGACATATATATTTGGCGTTACGTACGTCTTTCTTGAAATAGAGCAGCAGGTCGATGTAATCATTCCACATACTGGCATCCTTGATGATGTAGTGATTACGGTTACAGATATTAAAAGATGGCTTGTACCGAAGCTGATAATACCCTTCCTTAGCCATGTGTTTAAGCATTGCCATCTGCTTTGTTTTCAAGCAGAGTTCGGCATCATTGTTACCGGTTAAGAGCGATCGTATAAGCCTCGACGGATTGACATCAGGAAAATTCCGGCCTATACCACGTTTCTTCAACTCCGGTAGAACCTCTATCTTACGATATAACCATCCATGTATAGAATACACATCACCATAACTGTAATAACCACTACCGTATTCGTTCTTTATACTCAAAGGCCTACCATACAACCATCCATTGCCACCCATATTCATAGGTCTGGCGATAATGGTACGTTTGCCATTAACTGTAATCCATTCCTGAACAGTCTCAAAAAAACTGTAATAAGGATTTGATGTCAGATGCTCACGAAAACCACTTTTGCAAGAATACTTGCAGCACAGGATATGGCGTATCACTTGGAAGTTACCTACAACCTGTAGTATATCCATGTAGATTTCCTCTTCATTCTGGCATTTCCGACTTACCTTTACGTCCAGCTTGTGGTGACAATAAGGGCATTCGGTCTTATCACCCAAAAGGATAATGCTCAATTCGCTATTATCGGTGTTTATCCATATTTTCCCACATTCCGAACACCAAAGTTCATCCTTGCATTTATGTGCCGTATGAGCAAACAGATGTTCTTTGGCCCACTCTTTGGGAGAATCAGATATTTCACCCAATTTTGCACTCAGCTCGGCAACTTCCTTTTGTAATTTAGTACGCGGTCTCATGGCTTAGAACAATGACATCTGTTGAACTTCCATTGCCTCTTTCTTTCCTCGTAACGGCTTTTTCTTGAGCAAAACATATTGCTCTTCGGTAAGACGTTTAATCGCTTCCTCACGAGCTTTCTTTTTATCTTCCTCGGTCAGCTTAACCGATTGGGATGAAGCGGAAGCTACAGCTCTTGCGGCGGCAGGTAGTTTGTTGACTTTGATGTCGTCCTCATCGTAATAGTGTACGGCCAGACCAAATACTTCAGTGTCGGACATAGCGACGGCATTTCCGCGCTTTCTGGCTTCACCCATGATGTAAGAACAACACTCGTCCAGATTCTTGTTTTCTTTTGCGTAGGACTTAGCGAACAGTTCGTCAGTCCCGGCACGTTCATCAAGATAACTCTTGATAGCTTCTTTGAAAGTTTTGTTTTCCATAATTGCGTTACAAATAAGTTCTTAAACAATAGTCCGCTATCCAGTAGCAGACAAAATAAAAAGCGGCATACGCTGTCAGAATTGACAGAATAGTCGCTATCAGTTTTATGTCTTTCATCTTAATTTGAGTTTTGCCCGTAAGTCGTCGGGTGGTTGGTGATTCCGTTCCACAGGTACTTGCCGCTGCTCCTGCGCCTGGTTATTACGTTTCCGGATGATTATATCCAACTCATCTGACCGCTCTTTGAGGAACTTACGGAAAGCCTCGCCAATGGTTATCGTGTCGAAATAGCCGTAGAATTTACCGTATCTGCCCAACTTGAATCGGGCGACAAATAAAATGAATTCGGTCAACTTGATGTAGTGATACTGCCTTACAAACAGGTTTGAGAACTCGTTCAAAGCATTTTCATCGGCACTCTCTTTCGTGGCAGAGGCAAAATCAATAGTCAGTAGCTGCGTCTTTGCCCACAAAACCGAGGAGCCGTCACCGTACATCTGTTCAAGGTCTGACAACGTGGGAGACTTCTCGCTGTATGCTTTATCAAGGTCGGCAAGAAGTATCGGCTGGAGCGATGTCGAATATGCTGCAGAGGCTTGGCTAAAGGTCGGGTATCTCTGCTTGATGGCCGACAACGTCACATCCCTGCTCGATGGCCGCGTACTCCGCAATGAGGTTTCTTGCCTTTGCTGCCTTATCAGCATCCCGACCGTTTTGTCCTTGGGTTTCTGTTTTTCCATTGCCTTGCTGTTTTTTTTCGATTATCCAAAGATTGGCCCGGCTGTCCCAACGTTCAACCTTGGCACCTGTAGCCGTTTTCCAACCAAGCCCGGAGAAATGATTGTAGAAAATATCCGCTTGCAATTCCCAGTCAGGAAGTTTGCCCCGAAAATACTCTTTCACTTCTTCGACGGTCGGTGGTATAAACTCTACTTTGGTTTTAAGCAGCTTCTTTTTCGGTGGTGGCTCCGGTGGGAATAACTCGCCAGAGTTATTTTCCCCCATAGGTTTCTGTTTATGTTTATGTTTATATAAAGGGTTACCATTTACGTTACCGTTTATGTTACCATTTACGTTACCACTTTCGTTACCATTTTTGTTACCGTCAGAAACATAAAGTATCTGATAAAAAGCTCCGTTTGCCCGTTTATTCCCTTCTTTGAAAGAAATCAATCCTTTTTGCTGGAGTTTGTTGCGCAGGTCACAAATTGTTTTGCGAGAGATGCCGAGTTCAAGCTCCACATTCCTCGACGGCAATTCGAACGGATTAGTCCAGTTTCTCGAGTTACATTCTTTCAGCAAATAGAAATAAAAATCTGCCTCGTAACTTGTCATCGGTCTAATACGCCTCACAGTCCAAAAGTTATTGACTAATTCAATATAATTCATCGTAGATAGGAATTAACCTCGTTCATAAAATCTTGAAGAGAACGGCAGATAACGTATTTATTTCGATACTTTTCCGCTTCTCTCTGCCATTCAATTTGTTCCTCTCTCTGTTTCCCCATCGGAGTTTTCATTTCTATACAGAGAGACGCAAAACCTTTCTTAGGGACAAGAAGTATCAAATCGGCAACGCCGCGTAAAACACCTTCGTATTTCATTTGCGCACCGGTACGGGAATCGCGTTTCCCACCGTTAGGAACAGCGAACAGCATGCGACTCAAAAACGGATATTGATGCCGGAACCAAGTCAGGCAGCTATGCTGTATCTGGCTTTCTGATTGCGGTGTAGTTTGTTTCTTTCTCATAATCTACTTTTGAATAAGTCCATAGCCATATCTACTACATTCTCCTTTACTACATCATCAGTTCCGGTAACTCCGTTAGCTATACCCTTCTTCCGCTGAATGACATCATACATATATTCATCAATGGTATTTTTACCAAGGAAGTAGTAACAGTTAACGTTATTTTTCTGTCCGTTACGATGTGCCCGGTCTTCAGCCTGTTCGCAATCGCTGAACGTCCATGGGAACTCAATAAAGGCCACACGACTGGAAGCGGTCAAAGTAAGCCCCGTACCACCCGATTTGTAGTTCAGAATGATAAGTGTACAATCCGGATTGTTTTGAAAAGCATCTACAGCCATCTGTTTCCGGGTAGCATTATCTTCACCAGTAACCGTTACTGCTTTGGGAAACATCTTTTTCAGTTCCATTACTACCTCTTTCAGATAAGCAAATACTATCAGTTTCTCTCCCTCATCGATAACGTCATGGATAAATTCGGCAGCCGCCTTGATTTTTCCACGAGCGGAAATAGCTTTCAATATACCCATCCTTACCATTACCTCGCCGCGCATGGACTTGGCAATCTTCTCGTCGTCCGCATTCTTATAAACACGCAGATATTGAATAAGGTCGCTTTCTGCTTTCTCATATTCCAACCGCGTAGTGATATCCATCTCGATATACTGGCGTGTCTTATCCGGAAGTTGGGTCAACACCTTTGCCTTCTCCCGTCGGAAAAAGCAGGTATTCCAAAGACGCCAGTTTAATTCTTTCAGATTGGATGCTTTCTTCGGTCCGTTACAAAAGCGCTCGGTAAATGTCTTATACCCACCGAAATCTTCCAAACGTCCCATTATCTTAAGTTGTTGTATAAGGTCAGTATTATCATTCACTACCGGAGTTCCTGTCAACTCAAGAATGAAATCCTTACCTTTGCAGATGCCCTCAACAAACTTACTTTGCTGGGTCTTAGTAGACTTACATTTATGAGACTCATCAATAATGACCGATTTGAAAAGCGTTATGCGAGGATCAAAAGTGATTGACTTCAGCGTAAACCGCGTATCATTCTTCACATCTAATACGAAGAACTTTTTCAGCGACTCATAATTAGTAATGAAAATATCACAGCACTTGGTTTCAATGAAGCGTTGCCACGTATTTTTGTTCTTATCATCAAGTATAAGAGCCTGTTTTCCGGCAAACTTCTTAAACTCACGTTGCCAGTTTATTTTCAATGCAGCCGGACATACTACAAGACATGGATAAGATTGCGCTATTGTTACCGTACCTATCGCCTGTAATGTCTTACCAAGTCCCGGCTGGTCACCGAAGATGCACCGTTTATGTTCTAATGCATAAGCGATACCCTCTTTCTGATAATCGTATGGTTCAAGAAGTAGCCCATGAGGTACGGCCAATTGCGGCATTGGAGCAATCTCAAAACTTATATCAGCTTTTCTTTGCTCCAACCGCTGTACTGATCCGCAATAACCATATTGCACCGCCCAATTCGCCATGGTGTTGACATACCATTCATCGGCAAGATCAACCCACCAGGCTTTTTCATTAAAGAGGTAAGCTCTCTTTGCATTGGCCTTGACTGACGGAATGTTCTTCACACATTTTATCAGCATCGGATGATACATGAATTTAAGTTTGAAGCCGTCTGGATATTTGGTGATACAAAAAGGTGCTGCCATAATTAAGCTGCCGTTTCTTTGACTTTCTTAGTACGTGAATGACGCGGTTTCACTTTCTTACCGTCCACAATCAAAGTAGTACCGGTCTGTTCCGCCACTTGTTTGAGGAACTCGTTAGCTTCCTCCTCAAAAGTAGCGTCCCCCACTGGGTCAGCCCCTATATCAGTCGGGGTACTTTCATCAAATGGAAGTTCCTGCTGAACTACTGCCCATTTCTTTGCGGTCAGATACTGTTCTACTTCATAATTACAAGCATCAATGGCTTGCTGCAACTCAAAGGCGTGTTCGTATTCCTCGTTCTCATTGTTGAACATGGTAAACGGTGCAATGAGATTGAGCACCTTTTTACTTTTTAAGAAACGTTTACCGACTAAAGTAATCCCGATATTATCATCGGAACCACCAATTGTATAACCGGTAACCTCAAATGTTGAAAAGATTTCTTCCGGCAATTCATCTATGGAATCTTTGCCGTCAGCTTCCTTTTGTTCGCAGAGGAAAGTAAGGTGAGGAATCAGCTCGTCAAACGCTGCCCGCAAATCCTTATGGATAAGGTTCTTTCCCTCAACGGTTACATTATCCTCATTCTCGTTCTTAAAAGTGGCAACAAGCGTGTTGTCCTTTGTTATTTTTGCTTTTGTGATATTCATTTCTATCTCCTGTCTTGATATTCGTTGATAAATTCGTTATAGTAACGGTCTTCCGGAAGAGGGAGAGTTATTCCCAGTTCGGCAGCAGCATCAGCCTGTACTTTATTCAGAAAGTCAGTCATCTGCACTGTATTGAGTTTCGAGGTGCTTCCGGCGATAACCGTTTCTTTACCTTTAATATAGGAAGCTCTTCTAAGAAAAAGGTTACAGTAATAGTCGTGTACATCCTGTTTATCCGTCCCCGTTTCCTGCTCAATACAAGTGAACCACAGCCACATGAGGGCGTTTTGCGATAATGTCCGCGGCTCTGTGAACCGTTCAATTTTCACACGGTACCGACCATTACGAAGTTGGGAACACATGAAGTCAAAAGATTTGCTTATGTGTACCTCACCCTTAACCTTTTCTAAAATTGCTTCTTGCGCCATTACTCTAATCCAAAGATTTTTTTGTCCGTAATAAGTTCCTTGTTAGCTTCCAAAAACTCTATGAAATGCTCACAGTGAGCGGTCAACTGTTTAACCGTCTGTTCATGGTTATAGGTGTAGTATTCCGGATATTGCGTTCCGCTGATTAGCGGTGTACGACTCGTACCGCCCTTCAACTGATAAGCAGTGTACTCAAAAGCTTTCACACTCTCCATTTGACCGGAAGCAATCAGGCAGTAAGGATATACATGCCGCTGCCAGCCATGTTTATACTTGCCGAAATCATATTTGGATGTTGATTTGATGTCATAGACAGTATCTCGGAGAAGTTCGTCTATAAACCCGTAAAGTTCCACATCACCGTAACGGGTGGAGATAATGGCAGAGACAAAGACCTGAGACAATGCACCGGCAAAATATCTCGACTGCTCGATACACCATGCTCGGTCAAACAAGAAATGACGGGCAGGCGCTATATCCGTAGCCGGAAAATCAACTTGGATAATGTTGGTTTCTTCATCACCGATAATGGTATATGGTTCTCGTTCATTTGGAATATGCTTTTTCCTATGGATATAACAGTCTATAATAGCATTGAATGCCGTTCCTTTATCAGCCGCTTCACTCTCAAATGGAACGCGGTTTATCGCATCAAGCAGAGTTTGCTTGAGCTCCGCCTCAATCTCTTCGGGGCTTTTCTTGTATTCCCCCGTTTCATTGTCGACATTCCAAAAACTTTCAACCTGTTCATCCGCCCGCAGATACTGCTCGAACTTATCAAGCAGCGACGGGTAAAGTCTGTACTTAGGCGGCTGGTTCATACTTCTTGCTGAGTTTATTAAATTTCAACCCGAGTTGCTTACATTTCTCATTAAGCATCATACCAGCCCGTACCTTGCTGTCAAAGATATGGTTCATACCCGCAATCGCTTCCCGTACCTCATTAGCCGACTGCATATCAGTCACCTGCTCCATCATATCACGAATAACTTCAAGAAGCTTATCATATTCGGAAGACAACTCAGTTTGCTTTGTTTGATATTCCTTGTAAGTATTAATGATGTTCGTCATAAAATCATTCTTTCCCGTAACAGTACCAGACGCATCAATGATAACAGGTATCTTTATACGTGAAGAGAGATTACAAGTATTCTTACCATAGAACTTCTCACATGGGTCAAAGGAAATTGTTCTATCCTTGCCAATGGCTTCCATATAGCCGACCAAATCCAGCTCCTTAATCAAGTCACCGGCAGATGAACCGCCAATCTCCGGGCGTATCTGTTTTTCATCACCGACTTTCTCTTCCCGTTCATGAGCTACGAAGATAACAGACTTACCCATGAGGGTAACTTGATTTACAAAGCTGATGAACATATTTTTTCGTACCCCATAGCCCTGCAAGGAAAGAGTACCGTCAGCCTTCTTCATTTTCGGATTGGCTGCCATGATAGCCTTATCCATGAAAGAGAGCATCTTTCCGGCAGTGTCAATCACAATTGTGTCGAACTCCTGGATCTCCTCGGAAGCAAGTACTTGGTTCGTTTCATCCCAGCTTGTAATTTGGACAGTGGGTACGCGATGAGCAGCATTGACGCGATGAATACCACCGTCATAATCAAACAGCACAGGGTTCGGGGCTGATAATGCCAATGTCGTTTTTCCCATACCCGGTTGTCCGTAAATCAGTGCTGACAATGTAGTCTTAACAGTCAGCTCGTTAGGTTTCTTGATCAAACTCATAATGATAAAATTTATGTGGTTAATAAAAAATGTCGTGGAAGTTGACGGACTCGAACCGTCAGTCTCCTCGAATGAGGCGTGTTAGCCATTACACCGAACTCCCGAATAAAAAAGGTGTACTATCTTCACAGACAGAACACCTCAGCACAACCAAATAAAAATACTAAACTATATCTGCCCTCGCTTGGGCATTGCTCCCGGATAGGCGGCCAAGCCACACCGGGAAGGGTAGTTAACAAGATAGTTTAAAGTATAAAACTCAAATAGGGGCATTCTCCCTACGACGTCCTTTTCGTCGGCATTATTGGTTAAACATAAAAAAGCAGTGTGGGTAATACGGGACTTGAACGCCGTGACCTGTACATGAATGAAACCTTTAAATAATACCATGACAAATTACCAACATTAAATAATCATGTACCGCTCTACCTGACTGAGCTAATTACCCGTTTCTGCCTGCTATATCTTCACAGACCATGCAGACAGCAATCTAACTAAATAAGTTTTGTGTAATGCACTTCCTCCGCTGAGGTTCATATCTTTATTATCTTCTTTAATACTTTGTGATAGAACCAAACAGAATACACTATACCAAAAAGATTAACAGTATAGTTCCAGTCCCCTGTTACCGGATCAACATCATTGAACATTGCCAAACAAGGCAAAGCCAATATATTAAGCAATAGCACGTTGAGAATTATTCTTTTCATGGTTTCTTCCTTTTCTTACTTTTGCAAAACTCAATACATCTGAAGCATTGTAATAACTTCTCCCATTAGGTTTGTACTCAACTCTCACTCTTCGAGAACTTACCAAAGTTTTCAATCTCCCCGGGCCACCTACTATTCTTTCTGATTCCCTCTTAGGAAATGTACGCTTATCCATGATGGTAAGTATATCTGCCAACCTTGCCTCCGCTGTCCCATCAATCAACATAGAACTGCGTAAATCACCGTTTACCTCATATATCATGCTGCCAAAAAATTAAAATTATTATTACTCCGTCCCCCTACTCTTATATAGCGCATTGTAGTCCGCACTCGTGAGGGCGTTTTCATTCTCCGCATATCAATATCATTACAAGTTATTTGCATTACTATGAAAAGAATGGAGAATAAAAACTCAAGTCCATGCTTCCGTAACTCATTCAAATCGAAATTGCGTTTCAGCCTGTCGCAAATCATATACAGAAGCAATTCAGTATCTTTGGATATGCCTAACTTTCGATAGATAGTCCGCTTCTGTGTCTTGATAGTCCAAACAGACTTGCTCAGATTGTCGGCCACTTCTTTGTCGGCAAGTCCCTTACAATACTCATTTGCAACAAGCATTTCCGCTGGAGAAAGGGAAACCATCACGCAACCCTTTCTACATCAAAAAGACCTTTTTTCTTATCAATGTCTCCTACTTTCCAATCTGCATCTTCTACGCAAAGTTCCAATCTCAATCGGGGAATCAATGTACCTTTGATAGAATTGTAAGCTTTCACCGGGAAAGTAAGAATATCTCCTACTTCCATATCTCTCAAAGCCGGCGTGTAGTTTTCTGTAATTATTTTCTTTTTCATTGCTATAAAATTTTAATGATTAATATTTGAGTTCTCCCGAACCAATTCGATTGGCAGCATCACGCTTTATTCGGGAGATTTACTTAACTTTGAAGTGTCAAATCAAAAAATTAAGTAAGTATGAGTTGGGAAAGAAATCTAATTAGGTTATATATGCGTTCTCTGGATGAACAAACCGAATGGGTATTCAAAATACAAACAACGCTTTTAATGGTAGCCTCAACCACCTTTGCGGTAATCATTTCTTTAAGCAGTCCTTCAGAGGACAGTCTTTGCAACAAGGTTCTCCTTGTGACTGCAATATGCGTAAATGCACTCTGTATCCTTTTCTCTGGAATATCTCTATACGAGAATAGAGTGTTGAGCAATCAAGCTGTGCGCACCTATCGGGAATACCTAAGAAAATATCATAACGGGGAATTACCGCACGGTCAAGCTTACGTATATGAAAGCATACCAAGAAGAAGGATTTTCGTATTTTGCGAAAAAGGCTCGTATGTTTCATTCCTGCTGTTTATCATCGCATTGGTTGCATATACTATTGTAAGGAGTTTCTGTTAATGAAGTAAGACTTATCCATTTTGAGGCATTCACCTCTTTTCTGTATATCGGAATTGAAAACAACCTGATAGTTAATACATAAGGAGCTACATTGATATCGCTCTTGCTGACAAATCCGCTATTTGCAGGAAGTATGCTTACTTGCTTTTCTATAATTGCTTTCATAAATTCGTCTTTTTATTCACTTTTATCACACTATCCACTTTCTGTTCTATAAGTTTTTGATACTCATTTAGAAGAAATTCAGCTTCGTCCTTTTCCAACTTCACCGTTATTATTGTCGGTTCCGAAGCATCATATATAGACGCTCCATAACCTGCATTCGGAATTGTAGCAATCATCTCTATTTGAGAGGAATGTTCCAATAAGGATTCTATCTTACTTATTTTACCTGTTAAATTGTTTATTTCCTTATAGTCCATATTCTTATATTTTTAATATTCGTGCCCCGATAAGCTCTCTCTGCTCTTCTCAACGGAGTTATCAGCTACTATACTTCACTGCATAACCGTTCGGGGCATGTCGGCTTCTTATTTCGCACCGATGAAAATCTTTCGCTCGTTCTGAACTCCCATTCAGACATCTTGGCAAATTCTTGCTACTCCGGGTATCTCTCGCGTCCTCTATGCTGGGTTTGAGGGTAAGCGCCAGTATCGCTTTCTGGAACGGACCGCTTAGGGCAATCACTCCATCTTGTTCTCCGTCTCCCATCAAAGGGTAGGCTCAACGACCGGACGAAGATTATTTCTACTTTTTCAGAATATCCAAAAGCAACTCTTTATCCGCTTCCCAAAGATTATAGCCTTTAGTAATCTTTCTTCTGAGGTATTCACGCTCACCAATCATGGTTATTGCTTTTTCTCTAAGGTCTGACGCTGACCATTTTTCGGCTTGGTCTATCAAGAAGTTAGAAAGGCATTTACGTTCCTCGTAAAGTTCACGAGTCAACACCGTTTTCTTTTCAATCTCTTTCAACGCAGAGGGGTTTTCCATCCATAGTTTACAAAACATGTCTTTATCAAGGTCTGTATTCATGTAGCATTCCTCAACCTCGGCATAACCGTCAGCCGATAACTTTAATCCTGTTCTCTCTTCAAATTCTTGTTGTAACATATCTGTTTTCATTTTAAGTTTAGCATTTGGGAAAGCTGCCCGGTGAAGGGTAAAGTGTTCGTTTGCCATTACGAACACTCGCGGCTTTTGTCACCGGTATAGCACTGACCTTTTCTGCAGCTTTGTTTATATTATCTCCAAGAGCTATCGTAGCTTCTTAGAGTAGGATTCAAATCAATCATAGCCTGTCTGAAATTATTAGCCGATTTCGGGTAATCTTGATACTTAGGAGCAATCTGTACTTTATATTCATCCATTTTCAGATGAGCATCACACCAAGCCGTTTTTAAGGCGCTTGAAAGAGAGTAATTGTAATTACGCATATATACATAAGCTCTCTGCATAATTGCTCTTCTGTTATACTTGCCATTCTTTACCAATTCATAATCTCTTTTTTTCATTGTCTTACTCCTTTTTAGGTATGTAAATAATTTGGTAATCTCACTCAAACTTCGCATCTTTGCTGTTGAAGTCGTTGTTGATGTTGCAAAGATACGCACTTTTGCGAATAATGCGAATTTTAAAAGAAAAACATTTGCAGTATTGACAATTATTAACAATTTTGCGAATTTAAAGAGCATTTTTGCGAATATGGAAGTTTTTGAACGAATAAAAGAGATACGAAAAACATTCTTCAATGATAGCAATCTCGAATTTGCGAATTTCATGGGAGAAAAAACCTCTACTACTAGTGGTTGGGTTAGTGGAAAAAGAGGAATTGGTAGAAGTGTTATTGACAAAATTACATCTAAACTACCCAATGTTAATCCTTCATGGCTACTAACTGGTGAGGGGAATATGCTTACCGATACCCAATCCCAAACATTCCACTCTAATGCCCGTCAAGTAGATGACCTAAGCTACATGAATGTGCCCGTTATACACATCAAAGCACAATGCGGTTATCTCGCCGGCTACGGAGATGCTGAATACATAGATACCCTGCCAACAATGCCGGTGATCGTAGACCAGACTTATCACGGAAAGTACCGCATATTTGAAACAGAAGGTGACAGCATGGACGATGGCAGCCGTAATTCTATCTGCGACGGGGACAAGCTACTTTGCAGGGAAGTAAGACGTGATTTATGGCTCCCTAAACTTCATATCAACGACTGGTATTTCGTCATCGTACATCGAACAAAAGGAATATCCATTAAGCAAATCACAGCGCAGGACGATAGCGGAAATATCACTTGTCATTCACTAAATGAACTATTCAATGATTATACCGTCAATCTTGACGATGTAGTAGAGATATATAATGTAATTAAGGTTGTTGAAC